GGTACGTCCTCGACCCGCCGAACACCAGCGCCCAGGCTCCGGGCTTCAAGACGCGCAGCACCTGCTCGGCCCAGTCCTGGTGCCACTTCTGCATGGCCTGCCCGCCTTCGGCGAAGTTGCCGTAGCACACGCGGCCGCTCGGAATCGAGCGGCCGGTCTTGCCGGTCCAGCGCTCGCGGATGTCGCCGGTCTTCGCGCCGAGCTTGTCCCACTCCTTCCCCATGAACTCCAATCCGTAGGGCGGATCGGTCACGACGGCGTCCACCGAGTCCCCCGGCAGCGCGGACAACAACTCGACGCAATCGCCCACCAGGAGCTTGCAGTCGCTCGCGCCATCATCTTCGATCTCAGGCATGTCGCTCTCCGCCGGTCAATATACTCGGCGCGAAGCGCCCAGGGAAAGCTCAAAAACGATTCCCCCGGATTCCGGAGTTTTTCTCTGGACACACCGCATTCCATCGTTTACTATATAACGTGAGAAATTCTTTTTTTATTTTTATTTATTTTATTTAGGTAAGAAGGTAAGAAGGTAATTCATACCGGCATTTTTTCGGTTTTCATTTTTGGCGCGGACCATCTCAAAAAGGCAAGTCGTCTTCCTCGTCGCGGTTCGCCTTGCCTTGGGCCTTCAGCTCCCGGAACGACGGTAAGCGGTGGGCATCTTCGACGCGCGCAAGCGCCTCGCTCCGCGCGAGTCTGATTTGCCGTTTGAGCGTTGATGCATTCGACCGCCTCGCCCCGGTACTCGGTGGTTCCTCGCCCTCAACCCACGGCATGTCAACCTCCGGGTGCTCGCATCGGAGCGGAGTTCGCCAACCATACCTTGACGCGCTGGATAGCGTGGTCGCGCAGGTACGCCTTAGAGAGGTCGATGCCCACCGCCCGCCGGCCAAGCGCGAGGCATGCCAGGGCCGTGGTGCCGCTGCCCACGAACGGGTCGAGGACCGTGCAGGGCGCGAGCGGATGGTCATTCAGGGAGATCGACGGAACGTACTCGCGAATCATAACCCGCTCGGTTGAGGCGGTCACTTGCTCTTCCTTGACGAATTGCGGGTTCGTCGTGCCGATGCCGTGCCGGTTGCGGGCCAGCGAGTGGTCGCGCGAATCATCCTTGCCGTCCCTCTCCGCGCTGGGGTGGATCCGCCGCCTGACTTCGATGCTGATCCATCGGTTGCGAAACTTGCCGTGGCACTCGCAAGTCGGCTCCCAATCCGTCGTGGTCGTCAATGCCTCGCGATAACCGCGCTGGTGTTGGCCGGTCATGCCGTCCTCCCAGCCGTCGGGCGGGTGTTTTCGTCCGAAGTTACTCCCGCCGCCGCCTTTGCGCGGTCTTCGATGGACCTCCGTCACTCGCCGCCACGGTGCGCCGCAGTTCGCGCAGCAACCCTTCTCCGAAGTCGTGGCGAGGATCATCGGCGTGATGAGCTTCTCCGGAAACGTGGCGAAGTGCGCCCCGGCGTAACCGCCTCCTGACGACAGTCGCCACACATCAGTCTTGTTGCCGGACTGGCGCATGAACTCCTCCAGCTCGTCCGGGCAATTTGCGGCCATCCAATCGAAGAGCGCCCGCTCGTCGTCCACGTTCCACACGTCGCGCTTGTTAGCTCCGACCTGATTCTCAAACGAATGGAACGTGCTGTCAGCGAATCGGGTACGATACCAGTCCTTGTCTTCTGCGGGTATCAACTCGCTCTTCCTGCTGGGTACTCCGAAGGAACGCCCAGAATTCCACTCGCCCTTTGACTCTTCCCTGATCGCCTCGGCATCCCAGTAGTATCCCGGCGCCTTGGCAAACACAAACACGTGCTCGTGTGACTTCGTGCAGCGGTTGCGCACGCTCTCCGGCATCGGCGAAACTTTTGACCATATGACGTCTTGGCGCAGCACCCATCCATCCGCCTGGAGCGCTAGCGCCACGCGCCACGGAATGCCCGCGAGGTTGCCGGAAGGAAGAATACCCCGGCCTTTCTCAAGGCCCCGGCCTTGAGCATTGTCGCCGTACATGCGATCCACGTCATTCCGACCCGGTGTCGTCCTGGCGTAAGAATCCCCCAAGTTCAGCCACAGCACTCCGTCATCCCTCAACACGCGCTTGACCTCGCGAAACACTGCGACCATCGAACAAACAAAGCAGCGCCCACATTGCCCCCGTCCTTGCGTGCCACAGTCGGGGGATGGTTCTGCGCCGATCTGGGCATTGCCGTCGAATGTTCTCCCGGTCCCTCCGCAGATCTCGCAACTCGGGTTCGGCTTTTTCTCACCGACATTCCCACCTCCGGCCAAGCTGGAGGCGGGATCGTCGCGACCCGACAATTGTGTCGCACAGAAGCACCGCGAGTAGTCGCGCAAGCCCCAGTACGGAGGGCTGGTGACACAGCACTGCGCCGAGCGCTCGGGCATCAATCGGAGCTGCTTGCGCACGTCGCCCAGCCACAATTCGACGCGGCCGCAGTCGGTGCGCCAAAACGATCCCACGGCTTCCGTTTCAATCGACGGCATGCTTTCCCTTTCTGTACCTATGGTTGGTCGAGGCGGCGCGATCACGCATCGACGCTGGCACTCGCGCTCCCTCGAACTCAGCCAAACCATTCTCGGTGATCCGGTAGACCATTTCAATTCGGCCCGACACGTCCACTCTCACAGCGTCGACCAGGCCCAGAGCGATCAGTCCGGGGTGCGCCGCTCCCGACGACGACCCCTCGCGCAGGCCGTTCAAGACGCGCGTCAGAGTGCCCGACACGCCCGTGAACCCGGCCTGCTCGTTCAAGTCTTTTCGGCTCAAAGACTCGCGCCCGTCGAGCAGGGCGTCCACAAGCGCTTGCAGGACGCGGACTTGCGGCGTGCGCAACTTCACGGGAAAAATCTCCAGAAAAAGCGCTGATCGTGCTTGACAACCCCCCGCGCTCATTATTATAATAGTTGCGTCAGCGCGACGCAACACCGCGGCGCGGGACGAAAACAGGAGCAAATGTAATGAACGAAACCGATGTCGTCACCACCGTCGAGGCCCCAGCCGTCAAGCCGGTCAAGACGAGGAAGCCCAAAAAGACGAAATCCAAGCCGGTGGTTGAGCTGCGACTGCCCCAGGTCCGCATCCTGCGGGCCATTGCCTCGGAGCCGCTGACCCGCGCCGACACTGCCAGGAAAGCCGGGTTCTCCGAGGGATCAGGTACCATGCCGAGGTTCTTGAACGGCTCGAAGGCCAACGGCGTCAAGAGCATGTTCTCGCTCGGGCTTGTTGAGGACGTGACCGTGGACGTGGCCGGCAAAGAGGAGAGACTGCTCAGAATCACTCCGGCCGGCAAACGCGCGCTCAGGGCCGAACTCAACGGCTCAACCCGCTTGCCCAAGATGCGCGACCACGACGCCTGTGTCAATCGTCGCTACGGCAAACCCTTGCGGAAACCTGCCAGTGGGAAGGCCCGCAAGAGCAAGTAGTACTTGGCTGTCAGAGCAACCCAGCGACCCCGGCCTCACCCGCCGGGGTCTTTTGTTTCCGCGGTCGCCTCATCCCATAAGGCGCGGAACTTCCTGGTCAAGCGCTGCCGCCGCCCGACCGCCAGCCCACCGACCTTCGGCGGGTCGAACTGCTCGACCACGCCGATCCGCCGCATGAAGCGGATCAACCGCCCGAACTTTTCCTTGTCCTCGTTGCACCAGATCGCCAGCGTATCGGCCTCCTCCGAGCCGTGAGGCGACCGCACCAGGAACCGCACCACGTTCATCGTCCGGCCTCGGGCCGTGTCGAGCGCGACCTTTCGGACGATCCTGAGCACCTCGTCGTCAATGGTCCAGCGGTTCAACACCACTGCCAGGCACGAGGCCAGGCGCGTGAACTGGGCCGCCAACCGAGTAGGGAGCTCGACGGTCTCGTGCTTCTCCTCGCCCCACTTGCCGGGGTCGGGACGAGCGCGGAGCTTGGCGACCACCTCACCCAGGACCGACATCATCCGCGCCAATGCCAGCCGCTCGTCCACTGACACCTTGCACCGCGCCAACAGCTCCTCGGCGTTGCGGCGCAGCCAATCGACGTAACCGCCCGTCGCTCGGTAGGCTTTGTCCATCTTCGGACTGACGATCGACTGCGGCGAACAGTTGACTTTCTGAGTCACGTTGTCCAACTCGCCCAGGACCACGCGGCGCAGGATGGCTTCGCGCTGGTCTTCAACCGGCTGGTCCACGTAAACCCGCAAGAATCGATCTCCCACGCGGCTGTGGTCGTGGTTGAGCATCGCCGGCGTTCCGGCCAGGATCATCGGCATCCGCAGACCGTCATAGCGGTTGTCGGTGTCCTGGTTCTTGTACGTCGTGACCATGGTGCCGTCGAACATCCGGCGTTGCTGGCTCATCAGCTCCTGAAACTGAGGTAGCGCGGTCAACACGTCTCCCTCCGGGCCGATCAATGTCTTGTGGTTGCAGCGCGATATTTTCGAGTAGTCCTTGCCTTCCTCGTTCTTCCAGCCGCTGAAAAACCCTGTTATGATGCCCAGCTCGTCGCAGGTGTCCGAGCGCAACATGCCCTCACAAAAGCGGGTTTTGCCGCTCCCGGCATCGCCGAGGACGTGGAGGCAAAGCTGTGATTCACCCACCTGATCCGTTGACAGCGCCACCGCGAGCATCACCGCCAACACGTCCCCCATCGACTGCCGCCACTCCATCGCTTCCCGCCACCAGTCGATCAACTCCTCCCACGACTCGCAGCGTTCGGTCTTGGACGACGACCGCTGGCCGTCTCGAATGCGCTCGATCGAAGCCACGATGCCGCCGATCTCCGAATCCGGCAGGGGATTGCTCAACCTGGCGTTGCGGCCGATCACCGCGTTGCGCAGATCGTCGGGCTTGTAGTTGTCGCGCAGCAATCGGGAGCCGTAGAGAAACAGTTCGTCGTTGCGCCTGCCTTCCGGGATGTCGTCCACCTCCATCGTTTCACCCGCCTTGCCGATCCGCCGCGCGTCGGGCGACCTCAAGATCAGCTGTCGAAGCGCTTCGGGAAGAGGCGCCGGCGTGATGTCCCAGATCGACAGGCCATCGAGCCACTCGTACACGTTCCCTTCGGGGTGAACCGATGGCGGCACCGTGGACAACGCGCCTCGGTTGCCGATGCGGAACTCGATGCCGGCCGCTTCCACCTTGGATTTGTCCGGCAGCCCGGTGGGGCGCTTGAAAAGCCGGTGCAACCCGCGCCGCGACCGCCACGTGGGGGTCTGCAGCTCCCCCGGAAGACAGAGAGACCGGATCAGCGCCTCACCTTCCGAGTTGTCGCACTCCACGTCCATCACGTCCGATTGGTTCAAGACCAGCGCCAGGTTCGCGCTGCCGTTGCTCAAGTAAGAGCGCAGGTCGTCCTCACCCACGCGGTGATCGGGCCAGCCCAACGGCGCGGCCCGGCCCCACTGGGGCACCACCCACCAACCGGCGGCGTGGAGCTTCAGCGCTTCGTCAAGGACGCTCTCTTCAATTCTTGGCATCACCTGTCCTTTCGCGTTGGCGGGCGCATGGGCAGATCGATCTTGACCTTGCCCGCGCGCCGCAATTTGCTCCTGGCGCTCGCGACTTTTCGCGTCGATTCGGCAAACGACGGTCCCTCGGTCGTGTTGTACACACACGCGCGGAAATTCCCCTTCTCGTCATACCATCCGTCCTTTCCCCACGCTCCCTGGCCATCCGAGTACTTGCTGAAAACATCCGGATACAAACCGATGCACAGCTGCTGCGCCTCGTCGGCCGTGGCAGCGTTGATGCCGAACTCCTCGCGAACGCAGCGCTTGACGAACTGATCCCACAAGATAGTCGTGATCTCCAACTTGCCCGGCGGCGGAAACCGAAAGCCGTCATCGACGACCAGGCGCGCCTTCCCGCCGGACTTCTTGCTCGCCTTGGCGTTCTCGCGGATGCACTCGGCGATGAACTGTGACCACGTCCTTGGCCGCTTGAGGTGGTTGTGTTTGGATTTCTCCCAGTTGCGGCGCAGCTCGCTCACGAGGGCGGCAAACCGTCTGGAGGTCTCGGCGATTCCCTTCGGTTGCTCGACTCTCGCCCAACCCTGCTTCGTCCGCGCTTCCTTGCTAAAGACGATGGTGATTGACTCCAACTCCTCGTTGAACGGCCAGCCCATGAACTCAGCCAACTTGCGCGGGTCTTGGTGCATGTCGCGCAGGGTCACGCGCACGGCGACTGGTTGATCCTTTTCGATGACCGGCATCACGGTCCTCCCAGAACGACAGGCTCACCCCAATTGTTCGGGTGATAAGACACGGAGACCTTCAGCGGCACGCCGATGTCATCTCCGCTTTGCTCCATCAGCGCCTTGAGCCGCCGCACCTTGGGCAGGTTCCGCACCCCACCCTTGGGGAAGTCGAAGACAATCTCGTCGTGAACCTGCAGCGTGATGAAGGCATCGAACGTCGAGGAGCGCCACTCGTTGAGTTGGCGGTTGCACCTGACCATCGCTTTGTTCGTGCACTGCATGGCGGTCCCGCTGACATGGTAATTAAGTGGGATCGTCGGGCTGATCCTGCCCCACTCCGAGCGGGAGCATTCTATTCGATATCCACGCCCGAGCTCGCGGTCGGGCATTGTTTCGACGCAGCCGTGCCGCTCCGCAAACGCGATCCACCGGTCGGCCAACTTGAACAAGTTGGGCAGATTCTCGCGGAGGAGTGCGTAAGCTCCGCGCTTCCTCGCGGTGCGGTCGAAGGTCTCCTCCTGACAGCCGTAGATCAGTGCGAACCCGGCGTTCTTGCACCACTGATACCACGTGTCCTTGTACTGCTCGGCGAACAGCGGCTTGGCCTTGCCCATCTTGCCGGCCAACGGCGCGAACAGGTCAGGGTAGATGATCGAGGCGTTGAGGAGGTGATAGCTGCCGAAAAAAGGCGGGTCGTTCGGCCGCTCAAACAGTTCGATCATCGCTGGCTCCGGCGCTTCATAGCCGGGGATGCGCAGCTCCAGGTTCTGGTAGTCGATGGCCCACCACTCGCGGGCCGGGGCGGGACCGAACAAATAGCGCAGGGTCCCAGATTTGCGCTCCGCTCCCTCGGCTTCTTGCACTTCCTGTTTCGAGACGTTGGCCATGTTGGGATTGGAGAACGACCAACGCAGATGGTCAGTGCCCGTGGGGTTGGCCGATTGGTGGAGCACACGGCAGCCGCTTCGGCCGGGCAGCGAGTGGCGTCGATAGTTTTCCATGTAAGCCAACTGCGTACCGAGCTTGCGGCCAGCCAAGAGCGCGGTCACGAACTGAAAGGCGTCGCCGTCGAGCGTGGTTCGGTAGTGTTCCATGGCGTCCTTGTTTAAGGTCGGTGCAGAGGTCTTGGCCTTGCCGTTGAACACCGGCTCGACCTTCAGACTCTCGAACATGAATCGGCGCAGCGAGTCGTTGGGCGACGCCCCCGCGGGCAGCACCAAGTCGAACCCCCTCGACTTGGCGATCTTCAGGCACTCCTCGCGGCGGGCGTCGCGCCTGACGCTGAAGTCCCGCGTCAACTCGGCCATGCGCTCGTCGGAGTAAGTCACGCCGCAGCGCTCAAGCTCGGCCGCGGACTGGGCCACTTCCATGCGGTGCCGGTAAACAGCCCACATGCCTGCCTTGACCTCCCCGCGCATCGCCTTCCACACCTGTATTGTCACCCCCGAATCGCCGTTGGCGTAGTCGCGCAGGGCCGTCCGCCAAAGGTGGTCTGGGGGGTATCCCAGCTTCTTGGCCAGCGCTAGAGGCAGCCACGAGTCGAATCTCCAGGGAGATTCGGACTCGACCCCGCGCTCGCTCTTCTTCGAGCCGCCTCTGGCCGAGGGCATGTCGGGCAGCCCTTCTCTGGCCAGCCGCCACTGGAGCCAGTGCTGGTCTTTCTTCGCCAACGACCGAACCAGCCTTCGAGCCTCGTTGCAGGCCTTCTCGAGCGCGTCCTCGAGCGGTTGGATGTCAACACCCAAGTACATCAGCGCCGCGGTTGTCAGGTCATGTCGCTGCGCCGAGTGGAGGAGATGCCCGGCGATCAACGTGTCCTGGCATTTCTCCCACGGCCAGCGATCGACGATGCCGGCCTCGCGCAGCATGGCGGCGTCGAACTTGAGGTTCTGGCCGACGACCTCGTCGGCGGACAGGATCGCTTCCCTGACCTCCGCCGCGTCCTCCGGGGGCATCAGCACCCGGCGCGTCAAGGGATCGACCGGCCACTCCCAGAAGCGGATGTCGCCACCTTCGTCACATATCGTCACGAAGAACGGGCGGGCGCCGTGGTACACATCTACGCCCGTCGTTTCTGTATCCACGCAGATCATCATGGATTGGCCTTGATCCATTCCTGGACTTCCAACGCGACCTTGAGGTACTCCCGCGACGGATTCATGTTGACTTCCTGCCCCGGTCTGTAGGTTGCCCATATTGCGTTACGCAGGCGCTTGGGCAGTTTGAACCAGTGCTCCTTACAGCCCCACATCGCCGGAGGCACTTGTCTACCGCAGCCCGGCCAGTGGCAGTGGTGGTCCCTCGTCTGGCCCTGGCGCTTGACGTAGGCGACCTTGTCAGCCTTGCTCGTCTCCTCGATCTACGGCATCGCAGCTCCCCCTACTCGTCAAGGTACCCGTGGTGCTTCGCCCAGGCGTTGAAGTCTTTGTAAATAGGCTTGTGCTTCTTGCCGCCCACCACCATGCGCCACTTGCCCCACGGCGCTATCAGGCCCGGCCTGAGGTTGGGCAGCGGGCGCTTGTTGAGGCCGGCGGCCCGCAGCACGGACCTGCCGTGGGCCATCACGGTCCGGTACTTGTCGAGGCTAACCTCGCCCTTCTCCAGTAACGCCTTGAGCCTGCCGTCGTGGATGAAGCAGTGGCAGGCGTGGCAGAGAGGCACGGTCTCGACGTAGACAGCCAGGCCTTTGCGGTAGTCGATCCGGTAGACCTCGTGGCCTTCCAGCCAACGGTGAAACAGCGCCGAGTTCTTGTGGACGCCGCACACTAGGCAACGCTGGCCCGTGGAAGCGTAGGCCTCGCGCCGGGTCCGGTCCCACCACTCCTTGCCGAAGATGACCCTAGGCGCGACCCCGTGCAGCGGCTTGGGTACGTTGGGCTGGAGCAGAACCTCCGGCCGCGTCTTGAATGCGACCAGGTCCCTCACAGCCTGTAATAATGACATGATGCTCCCAGGAAAAAAGTCCGGGCCGCCCGCTCGCGGAGGGCAACCCAAGCCCCCGCCGCGCTCCGGCCCGGACGACCTGTCGGCCGTCAGGCCAGACCGGACGCTGCTCCACTACTCCGCCGCGGCCTCCTCTAGCTTCGGCTCGATCTTGTCCCAGGGCACGGCCTTGCGCACGTTCTTGAAGCCCTTGACCGCAGCTAGGTCGACGGTGCGCTTCTCGGCGTCCACGGCCTTGACCTCGTGGTCGGTCTCGGCCCTACCGGGCACGAGCTTGCCGGCCTTGTTCTTCACGAGCGCCGGGTAGGGATAAATCTCGCCGACAGCGGGAGTCCACTCCACGGCCTCTTCCTCGGCGGTCTCCGCCTCTCCGCTGCGGGCAGACTCGATCATTTCAACCACGGCGATCCAGTCCTTGGCGTTTCTGACATCGTCCTCGGCGCAGCCGGCTTCCTTGGCCAGGCGAATCAACTCAGTCTGCGCTCTCTTGCGGACGTCCAGGGTCACAGCCTTGTCAACCGCTCGAGCTGCCAGCTCCCGGAGGTCGGAACCTTCTTCGACCGAGGCCGGTTCACGGGTTGCACCTTCCTCGATCGGTCCTTCCTCGGCCGAAGATTCATCGGGCGAATCGGCCACGGCCGGCCCTTCGAGAACCGTCTCGGCGACGGCTGAAACGTCCGGCCCGTCCTCCCAGGGCTGGCCGTTGGCGGACGGAACGCCGGAAAACCAGTCATGAGGCCACGTTCCAGCGCTGTTGGGATACGCCTCGGTCGGGTCGCGCCAGCGCGTGTTGAAGCGAAAGCGCGGCTTGGCTTTGCGGATCGCGGCCAGGATCGAATCGAGGATTTTCCAACTCTGCTCCTCGGTGGTCGCCGAGGCCAGCGGGTGCGTCACTTCGTCGCCGGCCACGAGGCGTAGCACGTTGAGAGCATCCGCGATGTTCTCGTCACCGGGCACGACCTCCGACTGACCGTCCCTGCCCCTGATCCGCTCAGCGCAGAGAGGCAGAGTCTTGTTGGTGCGCAACCCCTCAACCGGCACAGTCTGCGGCTCGCCCGCGATCCGCACCGACTTGGTTGCCGGGTCCCAGACCTTCCTGACGTCCACGGCCGTCTTGGGGCTGAGGACCACACCGCCCAAGTACAGGAAATTCTGGCCGGTGCGCCCGGCCGCGTCGTTGGCCTTGGTCGGCTTGTAAACGCCGATCTTGGCTTCGCGCAGCTCGGCCACGCCGTTGACAATGCCGCCCGGCAACTCGGTGAAGTCCTGAGGCTGTCGGGTCTCGTCCCTGGCGTGAGCCTTGGCTGCGGCCAAGAATCCACTCTTTGCGGTCTGCGATGCCATTTGTGCACTCCTCCTACGTTGGATTGAGAAACGGAAACGGGTCAAACGAGAAACGAAAGGCGACATCATAACTCAAATCACGTGACCTTTTCGCCTCGCAGGACTTGCATCAGCCGCCGATGCAATTCCTGCGGCGTGCGGCCTTCAACAAACTCTGGCACGTTGTCGGGACTGGCGCTGCGCACACCCGCAGCGAAGTTGGTGTGCAGCTGAGTCAACAGGCGCCGGACCATCTTGCCCGTGCCGACCTCTTGCATGGTCTTGACGCCGGCCACTAGGTATTCCTCGGTCTTGATCTCCTCGGCCAAGTAAAGCCGGCAAACGCAGTCGCAGGCGTCCATCAACCAGCCGGCCGTGGCCTGCCCCAAGTCGGCGGCGACGAACGACTCCAGAGTCAGACCCCGCGTCAGCTTGTCGCGGCGCACGTTGCCCTTCTCGTCTCGCGGCGGATTGTGGTCGCGTTCTTTGCAGAGGATCACCCGATGTTTGCGGAGGTTCAAGAACTTTCGCAGCACTTCCTTGGCCTTGGCGCTCCGGTCCATGTAGTTGTCCGAAGTCGCCACGCCCCACGAGCGGTCGTCCTTGCTCCTGGCGACCTTCATCTGCGCTGGCAGCTCTGGCAGGTCCATTAGCTCGCAGAGCGCCACGTCTTGAAGGCTGGTGCCCCCGTCGAGGACAACGGTCTTGTAACGCTCGTCCTCCATCAGTTCCTCAGCAAGTTGGACCGCGCCCATCGTGCCGACCACGGGCAGCTGCCGGCCCTTGGGCCAGCGCTCTTCGGCCGTCGAGGGGATCACGAGGAAGTGGTCCACACCGGCCATCTTCTTGACCGAGACCGCGCCACCGGTAAACGGTGAAGGCTCGAACGACACTAGCGCCACTGGCTTCTCGAATTGGCAGGCCAGCGTAGTTTTTCCAACGCGGTTAGTCCCGTAGATCAAGACCGAGTACCACTCACTCCAGTCCAGCTCCGCCACGGGTACGGCCCGCGCGAGCATGGAGCCATTGGCGCTGGGCTTCCGTACCTGGTCCTTGGGTAACTGCTTTGTGACAGACACGGCTGTCTGCCGTACAGCAACTTCGATCTTCGGCATGGGTTGCTCCTTTTACTTTCTTACTTCGGCTTCTCTGAAATTGATTCTGCTTCCCGTACCACTTCCGTTCGGCGTTGGAAGATTCGCATTCCAATAGGCCAGCGCCAATTCCACATCCTTGTCTAACAAAATCCGCGCTGATTCGTACTTCACCCTATCTCCCTTGAAGTGGTTCTCGATTCCGTCGGATATCAAGCGCTCAACCATTCTAAGCGCCGAGTCCTTGGAGCCATAAACCTCGCAGTCACAAACGATCCAGACTGTCAAGATGTGTTGTGCTCCTACGTCCGGCGGCAACTGTCAACGCCGGCCACGAGGCCGGCCACGAACGCATCGCCGCGATTAGTCAATGCCTCTCGGTAGACCGCAGCGAAGATTCGCCGCGCTGTCTCGGCTCCCTCGATCACGGCCAAAGGCTTCGCGCCGCCTGACCCGTTCGTCTCATCATAGATGAATCGGACCTCCAGCCAGTCCGGCCGCAGCACGAGACGGTACATCCTCGTCCGCAACTCCCTCACCGAGTGGAGTTTGGCATCAGCGATCATGGCAACTCCGGGAAGAGATTCTTAACACGCCGCAGCCCGACGGTGGAACCAGTTGCCAAGTGCTCATCGAGGTCGGTGACGCCCACGCGCGCGTCCATCAACCCGCTGTAGACACCGAAGGGCATGCGGAAGTGGAGGCACGAAGGTCCGGCCCAGTGCTTGCACTTGCTGTCGTTCGTCACCACCTGCCACCAGTCACACAACTGCTCCAAGATCGGGTCAAGGCATTCGCGCTTGAATCGCTCCACATCTTCGGGCGCGATCTCGACTCTCCAACGCATGAAATAGTCTTGCGGACTTTCACGGATGTAGCTTGCAACCCGGTCCCAGTATTCATCCTCGGACTCACCGGCCGGGTTTGACTTGCTGGGTTCCCTGCGCTTGATCGTGCCTTTGCCGCCAGACAGCGGCCGGCGCACCACATTGTAACGCACACCGCCCACCGGGCTCTTGACGCTCGCCTTGAAATCGAAGTCGGACTCCAACAGCGCTACAACGTACATCATGGTCTGAAGGTCGAACGTCAATTGGCGCTTGATCTGCTGCTCGTCGGGATCGCCCTTGGACTTGTTTTCCTGAAGGTAAATTGCGGCTTGCCGCCCCTTGCCGACCAGGTCCACCGAGTCAAACTTGCCGCGCAGTCTGACCGTCCTCCCCGACCGCAGAACGTGAGGTACGGAGAAAGAGCATTCCTGCAGCAACGGCGTTCGCGCCGTCACGTCAGGGTGCTTCGCCCAGTGGTCAACGTAGAGCGGGAATTGCAGGAGACAGACTCGATACCACTTGTCGATTTCTTCTCGCTGCATGGGATACTTGGCGCAGAGGGAACGACAATAACTCGTCAGCGCCGACTCCCAGGGCAACGTGGAACTCGCCGGCACAATGACTTTCTCCGTGCCTGCCAGCGCTTCTTCGCAGACGTGCCACATGTTCCCGTATTCAATTCGGTGGTTGAACTTCTCGGCCGCTTGAAGGCCGTCTACTACCAACAGGCGAAAGCGTTCTCGGCAGACCAGGAACTTGCTCAAAAGCGAGAACGTGATGCCATCCTCCTCCGGACCTTTCCAGACGGGGACCTTGGACTTCTTGACAGACTTGGCGGCGCGGGCGAGCGGCGGGGTTTCGATGACAGGCATGGGTTGCTCCTGGGAGACGAGACTCTAGAGCTTGGCAAAAGCGCTTGCCAGCACAACCGTCGCGCACCTGACCATCAAGCGCTGTTGGACGGTGGGGGCGCGGAGGATGGCTGCTGGGTGAACCACGTCGATCACCCGCACGCCGTCGGGGACTCGCAAGGACCACCGGTCTTGGGGTTGAGCCAATCCCGCGCCAGCGTGCCGACGCAGACGATCAAGCGCGGATTGGCGATCCGGACGAACTCGGCCAGGCGCGGCTAGCAGGCGATGATCGCATGACCGGGCGGTTCGACCGTTTTGCCGCCGCCTTCGCGGGGAATGCAGCATACCAAATTCGTGAAGGCCCATGAAAGTCGAGGCGTCGGCATCGCGTTGTCGATGATCGAGTCCATCAAGTGCCCGGCGGGTCCGCAGAATAGTCGGCCCAGCGCGTCCTCGGACTCTCCGGGCGATTCACCCACGAAGAGCGCGTCACAGGGGATCGATCCGCGCGCCAGCATCACGCGCGAGCGATCCTCGCACAGCGGACACTCGCGGCAGTTCCCCCAGCGCTCGACGTGTTGTTGAAACAGGCTCATCGGCAAGCTTCCTCGATGGCCTCGTCAACCTTCCTGATCAGGTCATCGTCGAGCAGCACGTTGACGGCCGCCCTGGCGGCCCTGCGCTCGTCCCAATCTAGATGGACTTCCTCAAATTCGACGGCCGCCGGCGGCAATATCTCCATGGCCCAGGCCAAAATCACTACCTGAGCCATCCCCGGCATCTCGACGATCCTGCCCTCTTTGATGCCGCGGCGAATGGCGCGCATCATATTCCGCAGTTACTCTTCGGTTTTCATCGCATCAACCCCTTTCATCTTTCAAGTCCGATCTAGCCCGCGAACGGTCGCGTGCTTGCGCCGGCAATGCTCCGCGATGAGGATCGCGTCGGCGACCGCCAGCGTGATCGCCTCGCCTGGAAACAGCTTTTGCGCGTGAGCCTTGAGCCGATTTTTGAACTCCCCTTTCTTCTCACCCTTCTTGCGCGGCGCGATGCCCAGCGCCTTCTGCCAAGTCCTCGGCGTGACCTCTTCAAACGGCACGCCCAACGATACTAAGAACCCCTTCAACAGTCCGGTGTTGACGCCGAACTTGAACATAGTGCTGCCTGGATTGCCCCTGTCGCCCACGTAACCGGTGTTGCGCTCGATCACCGCAAAGAAAAGCGGCTCGGCCGACAGCCAGCGCCAAATGTCACTCTCGGTCGGTGGCATCGCCACGAAATCCAGCTCGTCGCCGGCGATCACGGCCAGTCCTCCCGACGCGCCCGGGTCGATGCCCAAGCACACACGCGCTTCGTTCTCAAGCATTGGCATAGCGCCGCTCCTTTCTCTTGACGTTGATGACCACCGACTCGCCGCGGTCCTCGATTTCCAGGCGGACCGGTTTGCCGGTTGCAGCATTCCGCGCTTGCTGAATGATCGAGCTGGTCGGGCAACCGTAGTCACGCCCGCGGCGCAAGTGCAATCGGGCGCCAACCTTCAACCGCTTCCGCCAGTGGTAGATGTTGGGATTCATACTCACCCCTGTCCCGAGCCGCGACAACAATTATAACGGTTGCCGGCGATCCTCGGCGGGCCGACACGGCGTCGATCCGTCTTTCCTGCGGATTTCGTCGTAAGTCCTTTACTGACAGCGACTTAAAAAATCCGAGAAAATCCGGGTTTCGGGCTTTACGCGGCCTCGTGAACTATTATAATAGATAGCGTAAGCAAGTGATTTGGCAGCGAGAAACAACCTAGAGGCCAGTCCAGGCGAGTGACCTAGCGGCCGACGGGGACTAGATGAGGAAATAACCATGTCAGAGACAATTTTCATTTACAACGAAAACTGCGTCATGGCCGGCCGCGCCGTCCCACGGCGCGAATTGGACCGGTACGAAGACCCTCGCGACGGCGGCGACTGGTCGGCTTATGAGCTGTCCGAGGAGTCGGCACACGAATGGGAGCAGCGTTCCAGCCCGTTCGCCGTCCGTATCGCCAAGACAATCCGCGAAGCCTTGGCCTAACTATACCCCCACCAGCCAATGTACCCCCATCCGCCGCCCGGTGAGTGACCGGGACGGCGGACGGGGCTAAATGAGGAGATGGACATGTGGACATCAGCTGAATTCCCGCACGAATGCAGGCGCCTGGCGTCAATAGCCTTCGACCGCTATGGGCGGGACATTGCACCTCTATATCTCGTCGGCATCAAACGTGACGGCCGCTGGATTACGGCCATTGTTTCCTACGAGCTCGCCGATGGCGAGAGCTACATAATTGCGACCCATATTCCGCGCAATCTTGCCCTGGCACGTTTGACGGACTGGTTTGAAACTCATCTGCGGAGCGAGCCGGTTCTGAGTCCAGAGTGAGCCCACGGGCCGCAGCGCACCGCGGGGAGTCGCGCTAATCAGCGGCGTCGAACGGAACCTGTCCGCGGCTTCTTGGCCGCGCCGACGAGGCCCCGGAAGGGCCGAAACAGGAGCAACCCGATGCTAGTAGGTTCACCCAAGCGAACGATCCAGTGCTGCTCGCAGGTCAACAGCGGCCGATGGTGCCAAGAGACTTACGAGACGGCCAGCCGGTTCGCCGGTCGCCGCGCCAAGTACCTGCGAGAGCGCGGGTATCAAGTCACGGTCAGCACGATGGGATCGCAAGTCACCCCACTCGGATTGATCAAGCTGACGCTCGTGGACATCCGCCCCGGAGTTCACGAAGGCACCTTTGACCTTCCCGAAGTCATGAAGGTCGAATGGCCGCGCTAAGGACTCCCGGTGACGCCCCACTCATCCGAGGAGGGGCGACTCCGGCAGCCCTGCACAACGCAGGAGCCGAAAACAGGAGCAACCCATGCCTGTCATCGAGGGGCGAGCCGCCAAGCCCTCGGTCGCTGATCGCCTGGCTGCGGTCGCCCGCCGGGAGGGCGTCCTCGCCTGCGATCTGCCCGGCCTCCACGACTGGCCCTGCAAGGCTGTCGTAGCCGCACTGCGGAAGGCCGGCATCGAGCGGTCCGACATGACAACAGGCATCTGCCGCCAGGCAGACCGGATCAACCAGGAACGGACGGCAGCCATGATCGACCGGTTCAACACCCAATTCGAGTGGGACACACGTGGCGGGTTCTGGGTTGTGCCGGGCGACCCCGCCCGTGACCCAGCGCTGAATCGCGAGCTCGCGGAACGCCTGGTCGCCGACAAGCGGTTGAGCAGGTCCGCCCGCGAGCGGCTTGCCCCGATCCTGACCCCAGCGCCGAGCGCGGAACCATCCGCGCCGACGCAACCCGGCAAACCCCGAAAGTCCGACGAGCAACGGCTGCTCGAAGCGCAAAGGCGCGACGAGCGCCGCACCAGCGTTCTCAACCGCCGTGAAAAAAAGGCCCTCGTGGCCAAGATCAAGGCCCTACCCATGCGGCCTCCATCACAAAGGGGCGCTCCGTGAGCTACCGTTGCGACATCTGCGTTCGGCACGTGAGACATTGCCAGCCTCGGCTCCTGCACGTTGTCAAACGCGACGACGGGCGGATCGAGCGTGAGCTGGCCGTTTGCCCTGAGTGCCAGGGCGAACTCGCTCGCGGCGTTCACCACCAAACCCTCATGAGCCTGGCGCGTCGCCGGGTTCAAAACCTCAACCTGCAACCAGGGAGTTGACAATGCCTGCGCTTGAGAACGTCCCCCGCGTCACCGAGTCCAAGGCCTCCGCGCCGAAACCGCAACCGCAGAAGCCCGCCATCAAGTACCCCGACCTCGTGGTTGGGATCGACGACGGCAACGGCGGCGTCGAACTGCTCCCCCTGGCCACGGTCCGGATCACCGGACCGATGGCCGCCAAACTGCTCGAACTCGAAACTGAATCCGAATACGCCCTGCGCTGCGCCAGGGAGTACGGACTGGCGTCGACCGAGAACGAAGTGCGTGAGTTGGGCATCAAGCTCCAGTTCCATACCTTCGTCGAGCCGATCACCGGCGAGAAAGTGATTTGCTGGAACAACCTCCACAATCGACCGTTCAAAATGCCGGCCGCGCTGGCGTACAAGCAGGAAATCCTGACGTTCAACTGGGCTGGCCCCACGACTTGCCCCGGCGAAACCGTCAATGCGGAACCCATTACGATTTCACGCACGGAGCAGATCGTGTCTGGCCAGAACCGCCTCGGCGCGGCGTGGATGGCCTGGATTGAGTGGAAGGAAAAGTACGATGACCACAAGCGCGTGTGGCCCAGAGAGAAGTTTCCGGAAGGACCGTACCTCGAGACACTGGTCATCTACGGTGTGTCCGACGCGCAGAAGGTCATTCAGACGGTGGACACCGGGGAGAAGCGGAGCGAGTCCGACGCCTTCTTCACCGGCAACACGGTCGAGCGCGTCTTCGGTAAAGACAAGGCGGACACTCTCACGCGCAAGGCCAAGGAAGAAGTTGCGCGAATGCTGGGGCACGCCGTGGATTTTTGCTGGGTCAGAATGGGCTGGAACGACCGGCTCATCAAGACCAACAGGACCGCGCAAGAGTTCCTCGACAACTTCCCGACGATTCACAAGGCCGTCAGGACGATCTTCGACGTGAACCAGTCCCGACAGCTCTCGCTCATGTACGTCAACGCCGGCACCTGCGCTGGCGCGCTGTTTCTCATGGCCCAGGGCAAAACCAACCCACAGAAGCGCGTGGACTCGGAGAAGGGCCTCGACATGACCTTGCTCGCCAAGGCTGAGGAATTCTGGCGGCTGTTGTCGAAGAAAGAGGGGTTTTTCAACTTGGTCAAGAACACGCTGGGTAAAATCACTTCGGTCGAGGGCGAGGAGCTCAACGGCCGCGCCGTCGAGAAGTTCTGCGTCATTGCCAAGGCCTGGCGCATCTGGCTCGACGGCGGCAAGCTCACACCTGCCGACAAGGACAACCCGGCTGCGCGGGAACTGGCGCTCCAGACCTACGAGGACGAGGACGGCAACCGACACCTCGTGGACCCACCCGATTTTGGCGGCATCGACCGCGGCCCCAAGGTCCGCGAGCCGGAGGTCGACGATGCTCCCGACGAGCAGGAAGTCGAGGAGGAGAAGCGGAAGGCCGAGACCCGGCGCTCCGAGGAGCTGAGGCAGATCGTCGAAGAGTCCCCGGCCCAGGAGTTAGCGCGGCGGCAGCAGGCCGACATCAAAGCCCAGAATGCGGCGCTCTTGAGGCAGAAGGCCGAGGCCAAGAAGAACGGTCAGCTCAAACCCAGGACCCCGGCACTCGCGACCGACAAGCAGCCGCGGCCGGCGAAAGCGCCGGTCAAGAAGTAGTAGCGCAGCAAACCAGGAACGAAGAAGAGTTTCATCAGAACTCACAACAGACAGGAGCAATCCATGAAGAAGAAGACCCTCAAGCAGCAGGCTCTGGAGTTCCTCCAGGCACACGGTTGGGCCGTCGACACGACCACGCGCGTCAGCAGGTACGTGGTCCTGTCTAAGCCCGGATGCGACCACCACTACTATCTCGGCAACGCCGGCGCGGTTCGCCGCGGTCGCACTGTGACAAGCAGCATTCCGGTCAGGCTGAAAACCGACAAGCCGATCACGGAAAAGCCAGGTTCCGGCGATCGGTGCAAGCACGGAGTAAGGCTAGAAGACAAATGCAACAGGTGCCTGACCGGAATCGCCGAACCTCGACGGGAGACTGAGCAACGCCCGGACCCTTCGTTTGCTGTTGGCAATGTGGAACCGTCATCAATGACGACGACCGGTGCCCCGTCTGCGACCATTGCTGACAATCCGGCGACTTCGGCCGAGGCACCAACCACCGGCCTGCTCCGCGCCGCGGCAAAACAGGTTGCCAGTGCCAGCGCCGAAGACGAAGAAGTCGCGGGCTACAGACCGACCGACGAGCAGCGCGCGGTCCTGCGCGAGGCGACTCGCGATGGTCTGCGCTGCCTGGTCCTGCCGGCCGGGGCCGGCGCCGGCAAAACCTCGACGCTCAAGATGCTGGAAGAAACGCTGCCAGGTCGCGGACAGTACACGGCCTTCAACCGTTCGCTGGTCAACGAGAGCAAGGCCAAGTTCCGGAAGGCGCGTTGCTCAACCACGCACAGCCTGGCGTTCGGCACCGTGGGCAAGGCGTTCGCGCATCGACTCAACGGACCGCGCGTCCGCTCCGAGCAAGTCGCCTCGATGCTGGGGATCAGCGACCTCGAAGTGACTGTGGGGGCCGACCCCGACGGCCAACCCACGCTGCGCAAGCTGACTGCGGCCTGGCTCGCCGGGCAGGTGATGGTCGCGGTCCGTCGCTTCTGCCAGAGCGCGGACAAGCGCATCAGCCGCGAGCACATTAAGCACGTGGACGGCATCGATCCGCCGGACAGTCGCGCCAATAGCGAGATCGTCAAGAGCTACCTCCTGCCGTTCGCGGAGAAAGCCTGGACCGACTTGTCGTCGACGACCGGCCGGCTACCGTTCTCCCACGACGTGTACGTCAAGCTCTGGCAACTCGGCGAGGGTCCGAATAAGCCGATGATTCCGAGCGACTACATCCTGCTCGACGAGGCTCAAGACACTGCACCCGTGTTTCTCGACGTACTTCGGCAACAGACGCACGCCTTTCTGATTTTTGTGGGCGACAGCAACCAGGCCATCTACGAATGGCGCGGAGCGGTTGACGCCATGAAGGCGTTCCCCGACGCGCCGCGACGGATACTCAGTCAGTCCTTCCGGTTCGGCCAGCGGATCGCCGATGTGGCCAACTCGATTTTGGCAGGCTTAGAAGAACCGACTGACCTAATCCTCAAGGGTCTGAAGGCGATTCCGTCATGCGTGTTTCAGCGCGAGCAGCTACCGAACCCCAAGTGCGTCTTGACGCGCACAAACGCCGCCGCGGTCGCCGCGGTCATGGACGCCCAGAATCGAGGCAAGCGCACGCACTTGATCGCCTCGGTGGACGAAGTGCTGTCCTTCGTCCGCGCAGCCCGCGACCTCCAGCGCGGCAAGCCCACCGCCCACCCCGACCTGGGCTGCTTCAACCGGTGGTCCGACGTGGTGGAGTACAGCAAGACCGACGAGGGGCAGGAGCTGCGCCTCTGGGTCAAGCTGATCGATGAGCTCGGTGTCGAGCGGATCATCTCAGCGCTGGAAAACCAAGTGCCCGAGGAGTCGGCCGACCTCGTGGTTTGCACGGCACACAAGAGCAAGGGGCGCGAGTGGACCAGCGTCAAGCTTGCTGGTGACTTCCCGCCGGCTTCCAAAATGTCCGATTCCGATCGCCGGCTGCTCTACGTCGCGGCCACGCGCGCCAAGCGCGTGCTCGACATCAGTGACTGTCCACCCTTCCACCCGTTCCGCGACCGCGAGACGGGCGAGGAGACCGAAGGCATCAGCATCGCCTTCACCGGCGAGATGCCGACCCTCAACGAGGCGCTGGGCGGCATCGGGGAAGAGAAGAAGGAACCCTCGGTCGAACAGCCGAAATCGGTCGCCAATGTCGACGGATCGACGAATGGCCGCGCGAAATCTCAAGAGTTCTCGTGGACCAATTACAACGGCAAATGGCATGTGAGTGGTCCGCCGGGCCACGTGGACGAGACCGTCCGGGTGCGGCGCAAGAACGGCTCGACTTCGACCGAGCGCTTGGGGAAGCTCGTCAAAGAGTTCGCGGAGCGGTGCATCTACGATGTCGGGCGCTGAAAGTGATCGAGCGGGGCCGCGCATCATTCACGCGGATTTCATTCAACTTGAGGAGTGACCCATGCCCAGAACGACTTGGCAAGAGCAAGATTCCTTCGACCGTCACGAATGGGCGAGGGCGGCGGAGTGCGAAGGCGACACACCCGCGTCACGATTTTCCGCCAGGACTGCCGCTCTCCGGCAGAAGCCCCTGGCAGACAAGATCAACGAGCTGCGCCGGCTCGGCATCAACATCGCCGAACAGGGCGTTCATTCTTCCCCGTGCCGAGTCTGCGCATTTGCGTGGCGCTATTCGGCTTTCCCCGACCGCTGCCTCTACTGCGAGGCGATGAACGAAGAGTGACTCGCCAACCCCGCTTCGGTCCTTCGGGATTAGGGCGGGGCTTTTTCATTTCAACTTCTCTGCGTCGAACCTGTTCATCCCTGCCGCCTCTCTGCGCCGCCGTTCCTCCCAGATCGTCTGACCACTCATTTTCCGTCGAGCCGCCGCCTCCGGGTGGGTCGTGCCGTCCAGCCGCGGCGTTGCCCGGCCGAACCAATTCTGCCCGGCCGGGCCGAGATGCAAAACCTCGAACGGAGGGCGCACCTTGCGCTCGCGCGGCCACTTCGCTTGGAAGAAACTGTCCGCGCCGCCGGCGTGCGTCCAATTGACGTCGTGCCAGGGCGGATCGCCGAGGACTGGGTCCGAGGCGTGGAAGATCTGCGAGTAGCCGGCCCACTCGTTGACGTTGCGGTGGATCGGGTAATGACTCCACTCGTTTTCTAGTGGCGGCAGTTGTTGCGGCATCGTCAAGTCAACCATCATCCGGCGCAGCGGCGTGCAAAGCTGGCCCCGATGCACGAGGCACTGCCGGCTCTCCGCGCCGATCCAGAGGCTCTCGCCGAACGGCCGGATGTTGACCGACTTCGGCCAGAGCACGTCGGCATCCATCAGGCACAGCCACCCCTCGCGCCCGAACCAGTCCAGCCCGTCCTCCAGCGCGGCCCACTTGTTGAACTTCGCCCCGCGAGCATAGAACAAGTCGGTCATGTGAATCGAGCAGCCGTGGGCGCGGGCAACATCCTCGGTCGCCTGGTCCGCCGTTGAGGTCACCACGCAAACCTCAGAGAAGTGGTGCCGATTGTATGGCATTGTGACGCTCAAGATGTCCGAATAATCGACACAGACCATCATGGCGCGCATGTCAATCCTCATCTTCGGGCCAGCCTGGCCAAGACTCGCCGCATGTCGGGTGAAACAGAGACAGGGCGTCAAGAACTTTGACTGCCTTCCTGACTTGCGCTTCACTGCCGCACAAGACTGGATCGAGGATGCGCCGCAACCTAGTGATGGCCTCTTCGTGCTTGCGCAAGATAGAATCGCGGTCGCAACAATACGTTGAGGTCTTGACTGGCTTCGTCATTTGTTGCTCCCTTCCAGCCATACAACTCCGACCCCGCAGCTCCGCTCGCGCCAGTGACGCAGCCAACCCTCGTGAGCGTTTGCGGGCGGGATGCCGCGCGCCTCGCGTTTCAGCGCGGCTTCGGCGTCCGAAGTATCCACGATCAGCTTCGAGCATCGGCCCGCGGCGACCGCGGACCAGGCTTGCTGCATCGGTGAGCCGGCCTCGTTCACGTCGTGAAAGAACTCAACGCCGTTTGGAGCCATCAGCGGCAGGTACGCCAGGTGGTCGGCGAAGAATGCGCTCTTGTCGCCGTCGACGAACAACACGTCGATCCGGTCTTCACCCAGGAAGTTCCAGACCATCGTCCGCGCTACTTGGTCGCGACTGGACCGGTCGAGCCAGAGGAATTCGATCCGGGGGAAAGCGCGCTCAAACAGTTCGGCGTAAGGCAGGCCGCGCACTTCGCAGGCGATCACCTTTTCGACGGTCGGCAGGCACATGCACCAGTGGTATAACCCGCCGCCTTTATCCGCGCCAATTTCCATGACCACCTTTGGGCCGCCAGCTTTTCCGGAACCGGCGCACTCCGGGCAATCCCCACGCCATGGCGGGCCGCACGAACATGATTCCTTGTCGACGTTCCTGGCGACCTCGATCATCCGGCGCATCTCGGCCTGGCGCTGAAGTGGGAAGAACAGATCGGTCTCAAACACCTCCGGATACAAGTCCTGCCCCGGATTCAATTGCGGATGGACCTCGGCGAAGAATCGCTCGACGCAAGGCATCATCTCCGCTGGAAACGGTGCGTCCATCATCTTTTCCTTGTGACCGGTCTCTTGGCGCTCGTGATTGAGTCGATGGTGACTCACTTCAAGGCGTTTTGCAGGTACCGGGTCGTCCTCTGGAGTCGGCCGACCTCCAACTGCTCCAGGCGCTTGACGACTTGCACCAGCCTGTCTCGACGCTTCGGGAAGGCGACGGCGGCATGGGTCGCGCTCGTCTGTTCGCTGCCCTTCTCGGACTGGGCCAGTTCGCCGTACCCTCTCAACGGCACACCGCAGTCGAAGCAGTGTTTGCGAACCTGCTCGACGAACGACTGCATCGGCAACTCCCACCATTTCCGGCCCGTGAAATGTTCGACGGTTGGATCGATTCCGGTGTCGAGATAGCCCGGTTCGTCCTGGTGGAGCATCGACTGCGCCCCGGCAACCTCGCAAAACCAAGCGCGGAGCTGGCCGCGGAAAACACCGATCATGGCACTCCAGTGCTGGTTGATGTCGCAGCCGGAGATCAGCTCCCAAATTCGAGATTCGTCAACAACCCGACCGACTCCGTCGCAACGAGGGCATGTCAGAGCACCCAACCGCTCGGCAATCTTACCGCCACCCCCGCACGCGTCGCAAATCCTCCTCAACACGTCTTTCATCGCCACGAACACCGGCGAGTGGCGCGAATCCGTCGTCAACCCGACCGGTCCGCACTCCGGCCAACCTTCCTTGAACATGTCATGGGCTTTGCGGTCGAGGTGGACGTTGAGGTTCGAGACGAACGGGTTGAAGGTCTCGCGCATTATCCGCGCCTTTTCGATGGTCATCGGGTTGTTGGACCAAATGCCGCGCTGCTCGATCGGCACTTCCTCGCGCATGACGGCGCACAACTCTTCAAACCGCGGATGAACCGCCGGATTGCCGCCGAACATGCCCACGACTCCGAAGTAACCCCGGAGCGAGCGGCAGGCGTTGCGAAATTGCGCGACCGAGATCATGCCGGGATTGCCGGCGTAGTTCGATGCCTGAGTGCAGTTGAAGCAAGCCTTGTCGCAAGCGCGGGTGACCCATATCTGGATCACGCCTTCACGGTACTTGCCCGGCCGCCGCGTCCCCGGCGCAACCATCTCGGCAAGGCATTCTTGTTCGGTCATGGGTCGATCCTCGATGTCTTTTCCATCCAGTAGGACCACGGAAGCCCGCCCTCTTCGATGATCAACTGTACGTCAACCCTCTCCCGCGCAGCGAACTCCAACACCGCGGCCTGGACTTCGCCGGCCCAGGAATGCGACTCGCCCGGCTGCACGAAGTCGTGACCGGCGAGCAACCCCCCCGGCCTGACCTTCTCCCACCAGCCGGCCAGGTCGTGCGCGACGTGCTCACGACGGTGGTCGCCGTCGATGAACACGAAGTCGAGCGATCCGTTGATGAAATTCTTCAGCGCGTTCTCCGACGTGATCCTCAAGAGCCTGGCGCGGTCTCCGTGTCTCCGCAGCCGAGTCCTGGCCTCGAAGAAATGGTCGCCTTCACCCCAGAGCAGCCGCTGTTGCTCCTCGTAGCCTGGCAGACACTCCCAGGGATCAACGCAGTGGAGCGCCCGCCCTTTCCAAGTTGACAGCAGAGCGTTGGCGAATTCTCCTCGGTGAGTGCCGACCTCGACAGCCTCGCCGATCAACCCAAGCGAGTTGAGGTAATCGCCGAACTGCCCGCGCGTTGACAAAGGAGCGCACCTAAGCACCGTAGAATCTCCTCACGTTCTCGATCTCCCTGGCGAGCAGCCTGCCTTGCTCACGGAATTCGTAGCGCTCCCTGGCCAGGAACGCCATCTGCTCCTGAAAGTTTGCGTCCCAACTCGCATCCAGCGAGGACAGCAGATCGCAGAGCTGCGGAAAGCCGATGTCGTCGGCGACTCGGACTAGGTTGGCGTCGATCAGCGGCACGTGCTCGCGCAAGTTCGTGACCACCCGGCAGCCGCAGGCTGTTGCCTCCATGATCTTGCGCAGCGCATAGCCGTGGATGGATGCCGTGCAGATTGCCACCTTGTAGCGGCTCAACGTCTGCAGATAATCCGGCGTCCAGCACCTGGTCCGGCCGTAGCCGGGATGGGGCAACACATCAACCAGTTTCGAGATCGGCGTGTTGGGCCGCTTGGCCTCCATGGCGACTCGTGTCCGCAGCGGGTAGGCGCCCCCCAGCGCGCCGGAGACGATGCACCCCTTCCGCCCCCGGACCGAGAACTCCGGCACTGCCGCCTTGTCTGTTGTGTGCCAGGTCCGGACCAGGTGCTGCCGCCGGACGAACGGCGCGAGCGCGGCCACCACGTCGGGATCGTAGTAGACAATCCAAGCGTGGAGACCGGTTTCTTCGGCGAACTCGCGATGCAGATCGCGGTCGCTCTGCGCGTCCTTGAGCACGCCGATCTTGAACACGTCGTCCCGGTCCCTCAGCGCCCCCATGTTCCGAAAGCGCTCGCGCTGATCGAAGGTCCGTGGTCCGCCCGCCGTCTTGCCGATCCACTCGCGCTTGTCCTGAATAACCACGACGGACGGATCGAACTTGAGCAACTCAGTGACGTCGGTGATGCTCGTGGCAGATTGCGCGCCGAGCCGTGTCGTCAGTCCGTGCCCGGCCAATCCGTACCCGGCGCTCTCCAGCCCTCGGAACAATTGCCAGCCTTCGTCGGTCGTGTGCCGGCTCATCGACTCGACGGCCAGCCCGACTTTGGAGCCGTCGGCGCGGAACTCGTAGAGAGGCGCTGAGATCATGACTTGTTCCTGTCCCAATCCCTGTTCCGCCTGTAGGCCGCCTCGATCACCGGACAGTTCGTCAGGAACGCCCCGTCTGTGAGGCATGAGGCCAATCGCCTCTTGTCGAAGCATCCCATCAGCGTCATCAAGTCCTTCGGCAAGCACCGGCCGCCGAACCCGCGCTTGCCGTCAGGCCCCGGCACCTTGGTCCAGCTCGTCCCGATCCGGCCGTCGGACAAGATGCCTTCGAGCACGCGCTGCCAATCCAACTCCAGCACGTCGGCCAGGGACCGGAACTCGTTGAACAGCGACACCTTGACCGCAGCGAAGGCATTGGTCATCAGCTTGACGGCCTCGGACTCGTCGGAAGTCATGCACAGAATCGGGACACCCGGAAACCTTTCGGAGCAAGCATGTCTGACGTCCTTGCCGCACCCGCTCAGACCCAACAATGGATCATCCATGTTCGCTTTCCACTTGAACAACGGATCGCCGATGATATTCCGCGCTGGAAACTGGACGTCGGTGAAAGCGCAGCGCTCGGTCAGAAACTCCGGCGAGTGGACGAGATTGGTCAAACCGTGCTCCTTCGCAAGCCGTCGCGTGGTACCGACGGCACACGTGGACTTGACGACGAAATTGACCTCGCGCTTGTCAATCGGAACCAGCGACCCGAAGAAGCCATCCAGAGAAGCCTCCGGCAGGCACACGAACACGAGGTCGCAGGCCAGCGCTTCGCCGAGAAAGTGGGTCCGGCGTTCTGGCTTCTCGTCATAAACCCGCACTTCATCCGTGTGCTCCAACCAACAGCGGGTCACGGCCTGACCAACAACGCCCGCACCGATGACGCCGATTTTCATGTCTGCTCCTGAAAGCGCCTCCGGCAGGCGCGGTCCCGAGACCTGGTGGATGCTGAGGTGCCTCGCCGCCGGAGGATCGAAGTCATCGATTTGCGCAACCCACCAGGCCGACGACCCCATCATAACCGATTTGCCGCCGAGCCTCTTCGAGTTGAAACGAAAAAAGCAGAAAAACTCAAGGCCGCCCCCCTCCCCACCCCTTCAGGGGTGGGGTAAAGAGGCCATGGCGGGACAACCGTTTTGGCGCTTTCGCGCTTACTGACCGGTCATCTTTGGTGGTGCGGCAATCGTTGCCTGGGACCCGGACGCGGGGGAATTGGCAGGATCAACCTTCCGTGCCCACTACCTGCTCGTTGCCGGGAAGACCACCAGGTCTCTCTGCTTCTCGTGTTCACCAATCGACAACCCCGATAACCGGATAAACCCAGTTATCGGGTTTTCAGACGGGATCATCTTAACCGGTTTCTGACCAAAAGCTCCAAGGCGTCGAACCCCTCCCCCCGGAACGTAGCAGCCGCTCGGTAGCGCCTGGCCCCCATCGACGAGTCATGGCCCGTGTGCTCGACCAGCGAGGGTTGATGGACGAACTCGGACCAACCGGCCAAGTTCATTGCCGTGACGATGGCTCCGTCGATCCGCACGTTGCCCAACAAGCGCGGACCACCGTCGGCATAGGTCCGGGGCTTGCCGTCCGTGCTGCCTTTATGGTCGGGCCGCACGTCCGACACTTTCTTAAGCATGTGGAACGACGACAGGCAGGCGCTCAGACCCTCGCGGGTGAAGCAGAGGGCGGCCGCTCCGTAGCCGATTTGAAGCGTCGGATCGTTGTTGTTGGGGTGGCCGCGGTGCCAACCGTCGGGCTTGCCCTTGACTGCCAGCTCGTTCGGGCCGTGCGTGTGGAGATTGAGGTAGCCGCGCTCCGGCCAAGGAACCGTGTCGAGATAAACCCGGAGGTTGCGGCAGGCCGCGATGTCATCCTGGAAGACGGCGAACCGGCCGGCCATGGGGTTGCGGATCAACAGTTCCCAGGCAGACAAGAGCCAATTGCCGACCGTCCTGATGCGCGGCCAACGAGCGGTGACTTCCAGCCCGTCGAAAGCGTCGATCCAGCCAGGCACGAACTCGGCTTTCAGACCATCCACGAACAAGCGCGGCCGGTCGAAGCCGGCGGCCCGGAGGGAGGCGAGTGAGGCCAGGAGCAGACCGCTCGTCCTCCGCTCCGGCACCGTGGTCACGCCGACGGCCCACGAGCGCGGGTCGGGCTTCGACGGCCGAGCTTGAGCTGCCGAAGCCAGCGCCGCGCGAGGGTCGGCCGTCGCTTGCTTGGGCACTTTGAGCCGCACGTTGCCCTTGCAGCCGGTGCAAGGTACAAGGTCCACGCCAGCGCGCTGCTGGCGTCCGCCGCGCGTGACCGCAGATCGCATCAGATCGCTCTTGGTCGACGCCCCGGCGTAACCGGGGTGGCCTCTGGCCCACTGGTTCCGCGCCAGCCAATCCTCAACCGCGCCCTCGGTGATCCCCCACGCAGCCTGGTGCTCCGGCGAGCGCACGGCCAACAGACAGAGCACGCAGCCTTCGCCGAGGCAGAACGGGGTTCGGTGGAGGAAGTCTTGGATCATGTCAGTTCGTGATGGTCACCGAGATGCCGCCGGTGGCAGCAGTCTCGTCGCACTTGAAATTGCCTATCAAGTCGCTGCTGCCGATCAGAACCGGCGGCGGACACGAGTCTCTGAGCACCGTGAACCCCTGGATGATGGCCCCGCCAGCGGGCTTGCTCACTCTGAATATCATGTTCCCGGCCGTGCAGCCGAAGACGAGCTCAATCTCGCAGCCGAACCCGGAGGGCGTGCCGGTCCAAGACCATTCATACCCGCCGTCGTAGGACAGCACGTAGTTGCCAGTCAGATTGACGAAGTCGCCGGTCCCTTGAACTGCGACGTTCAAGCTGGTTTTCAAGCAACAGTCTTCACCACCGCCACAGTTCGGCGCGAACGGAACTTCGTCGCCGGCGCAGCCGCCCCCGCCGGTACCAGTCCCGGTGTCCTCCGGGCAAGCCCCGGCAGTCAGCGTGAAGTCGCCGGCAAACTCGAACGCGGATGTTGTTGTGAGTTCCCCAGACAGCGGGAAAGAACATGGATCACTGATGAATCCCGAACCAGCCTCCGGCGGCAACCGCGGGATGCACCCATCAAACGTTAAGGTGCCAGTGCAGGGTGAGGTGGTGGTGGCGGTATAAGTGGCCCGGTCCCCGGGCTGCCCTCCCCACAAATGGAAAGGCCCGCCGAACCCGTCAGTCTGAAGGCCGCGCCACGGCAAATTGAAACTCCCGTTGCACGCTGGCCACGGCGAGTTGGTCACGGTCAGGCACAGGTCGGGTTGAGGCGACTCGTCGCAATCGTGACAGGCTCCGCCCGAGCCTGTCCCGGTGCCCGTCTCATCACAGGGCACGCACAATTCGATGGTCTTGACGCCGATGCTTGCCAGAGACACCACCGGGCAACAATCAGCGTCGGCGCTGACCTTGAAGAGGCCATGGCTGACCGCCAAGTAGTGCCCGTAAACCACGTCCACGTCGAGCACCATCGGTAGTTGAAACACCTCGCAGTCACACGGCGACGGTGAGAACGTGTCGACGATCCAATCACCCATCTTGTCGCGGTAGACCGGGACGAACTTGTCTCCGGGGATTGGGGACGTGGAAATGTTGAACACCGTTTTGACGAGGCCATCGACCAGGTCCAGAATCTTGTCCTTCGGCCCCAACTCACCACGGTCTGGAGCGCCGACCAGACGGTAAATGAAGCAATCGGCGCGGCCGGGCACCCAAGAGTCATCCCAGGAATCCTGCCCTGGGGCCATGCCGGATCCGGTCCCCGTGCCTGTGCCGGTGTTGTCCCCCAGGTCGTGCCAGAGCGCCGGAATGCCGGTCGCCGGCGCGCGAGCAATGTGCACTTCCGGGGCGGGGTGCTCCTCGTGCTCGACCGCGCCGGGGTCGGAGTGCATGCTCAGGCGGTTTTTCGACCACCAGCCGAGCAGCTCCTCGAACAACACGGCCTCGGCCTCCGAGAGCGCGAAGCCCCGGCCGCGACCGTGCGATTGCGTGATGGGGTGCGGCATCAACTCACCCTGGGACAGCGACGAGACGGAACCGAGCCTTGCGGTCAGCGGCAGCGCGAACCCTGATCGAGCAGCGCGGCTCGAAACAAGCGTCGCGGTTCGGGCCGAGAACGATCAACCCGTTCGCGCCGAGCGTCACTTCGATGCCGGCGTCTCTCGACAAGTTCTTGATCCAAAGCAAGCCGGGTCGCGCGACCCAGCCGAAATCCAACTCCTGCCAGTCGTCGTCGATGTCGAGTGTCCGTTCGTACGCTTGCTCGCGCGAGCGCAGCGGCACCGAGTAAGGATCGCCCCAACACCGAACCGGTAGGTTCTCCGGGCAATGGACGATGGATGTTCGCACCACCACGCGGTTGGTCGGCGGCGGACCGTCGCTCTCGAAGTTGCGTCGCCCATCCGGTGCGGCGGTCAAGTCGATTGGGTCAGGCATGGTTTTGCTCCCGTAGATCAGGTCAGCGCTCGTATGCCTCGATGGACACGTTGCAGGCGGCGATGTGCGAGATCAGCCACAGCCGGTTGTTGGCCGGTCCGGTTCCCGTCCCGGTCTGGTTGTAGGCTTCCAGCAAATTGCGCGACAAGTAGATCGGAATCTCCCACCCCGGCTGCAACTCGCCCAAGATCAACTTGCGGCCGGAGATCAAGTCCTCGATTCCGTAATCCACGTAGTAAATCGACGGGTCATCGCCGGGGTCTTCGCCGCTGGTCAATCCGTTGTGTTTGAAGACGCACCAACCCGGCGCGGTTAGCTCGGCCAGATCCACGAACAGGCCGGTAAGGGGCACATCGTAAGCGCCCGGCGCTGGCCCTTTGTTGCCGGCCACGTTCACGCGGAAGCTGCCGGAATGCCGGACGTTCATGAGCTGGACTTTTCCATCCGCGCTGCGCTTTCGGATGTTCAACTGGTACGTGAACACGGATTCGTCGGCCATGGCGCGCCCCTTTCATTCCAGCGTTGCCGGGATTCTCAGCTGCGCGATGAAGTCAACTTGCGGGTACTTCTCGATGCGCCTCGTGCCCGGCGAGCTGGCCACGGCCGGACTGACCGTTGCCGTCGCCGGGCAGAAGATGCTGTTGGCCTCGACTCCCGTCAGGTCGTTGGCACCCAGACAATTCCAGGAGCCGGCGGGTTTCTCCCAAACCTGATTGCCCAAATCCACGCCAGCCGCTGATCTCAAGCCGATCACGGTCAGCCGCCAGACTGAGGAAGCCGCGACGTATTCCAGCAGGATGGAAATCAGTCCGCCGTTGATGATGTTCGACGGAGATTGAATGTTTGACTGCAGCCAGGTGCAACTCACGAAGTGCGGGATCAAGTTCCCGGCGACGCCGTCCACGACCCAACTGATCGACGAGTAGTAGACCGGCCACGCGTTTTGGACGTGCCAGCGCGTCGGCGCTCCGGACGAGCACTGCGTGCACGCTGTCGTGGTCGCCCCAGCCACGGGAGAGTACGGCCTGCCCGTGCCATCGAGAATCACGCGCGTGATATTGCCGTTCTGATCCTGGAACCGAATGTAATCGCCGGGGTTGGCCGGGTTCGGATTGCCGACTAGCACCCAGGACCAGATCGGCGTGGCGGCGGTCCCGAAGTTCTGCCAGCGCCCGCGCAGCACCTTGGTGCCTTCGTCAAGCACGTCTCGGTCCCAGCCGGACCCAACCAGGCCGGTGGTCGGGTCCTTGCGCGTCCACGACTCGAACGTGAACACACGCCGGAAGATTGTCTGATGAGCCCAAAACAACTCATCCCAGGTGAAGTCGGACAACTTCCAACAGCGGGCCGGCAAGTTCCACATTTCAGCGCTGTTGACCGCGTTCTTCGCGCTCTCGACCAGCTCAAGCTCCAGGGTCGGGCTGATCTGCTCGATGCGAACGGTCGAGCGACCCATGTCCCATTCGTTTTGCGGCCCCCTGATCTGCTCCAACGAACTGTTGGTGATCCGCTTGCCGTGTCTATCATGAGTCGCCTCTTCGGTGTATTTGACGTTGCCGCCCGAGCGCTTGTCGCGCTCCAAGTACGGGTCTTCGCGCTCGTCCGAACTGACCGGCCGCTTGACGTACCGGGTTGTGTAAGTCAAATCAACCAGCCAGAACCGGGTCGGGCCGACCACCTTCGGATCGCGGTAAACACGCGCGTTGGGGAGCAGGTAAGCCCAGGGTTCGGGATTGTTGCTCTCGAAGCCGGTCGAACTGAGCAGCTCACCGGGCGGATGAGTGTTCCTGACCAACGTCCGGATCGAGTGCGGTGATTCAAAGCCAACCCCCGCCTGCCCAACCTCTGAGGATGTGTCTTCAACGCGCACCGTCACCTTGTAGGTTTTGTGGCCCTCCTCATCCTCCTCCATGCTGAAATCGACCGGCTCGTTGATCAGCTCAAGGCTCATCAGCTCACCCCCGCCGGCAAGGGCGCAGTCTGTTGGCCGCCTTGAGCCGCCTGACCGCCAACGGCCGTTCGGATCGCGGACAGGATGTCGCGGATGTCGCGCAGGATGCCTTCGGAACCGCCGAATCCGACAGATTGCACGGTGACTGGAGCCTGAGATTGAGGCGCGGCTTGCGCTGGAGCCGGTTGAGCGGCTGTGAACGGCGCTGGAGCGCTGGCGGCGGCGGGCTGCGCTTGCTGGACAATCGTCTGGAACGACCCGGCCTGCTGTTGAATCTGTTGAACCGTGAGGGCTTGCTGCGCCGCGGTCTGAGCGGCTGCGCCAACGGAGAGCTGGGCTTGAGGTTGCGCCGCGGTCTGCACTTGCCGCTGTTGAGCCAAGAGGCCTTCGCGAGTGGACGCGGTCGTCGCGGCCGCCGACAACTGCCGTTCATACTCGGCAATTCGCGCCACGGCCTCGGCCGAGAATGCCCTGGTCCCTTCGATCCGCTCCAGGGGCTGTTGAAGGGCGCGCAAGGCCTCGAGCTGCCGAACTTCGGCCGAAGCGGCGTTGAGGTTGGCCTCAGAGACGCCGTCCATGGCCATGCGGAACAACTCAGCCCGCTCCGAGGTCAGGCCCATCGTGTTTGCCTGGTCCCTCAGACCGCGGCGAAAGTTGCCGAGGTTGATCCGGTTGAGTTGGTCGCGAGTCTGGGTCAGGATCGGGTTCAACTGCTCGAAGGCGCTCTGGAGGGTGCCCACCGCCGGATTGGCCCGCAGGAACTCCTGGGCCATCGAAGTGACGCGCTGCTGTACGTCGGTTTGACCGGCACGGTCGGCCTCGTCGGTCAGCTCGCGCAGCTGGAGGCTCATCCGGCCGATGTCGGCGGTTGCCTCGGCAGTTCGCTGCCGCTCATGGGAGGCCGCCAACATGTTCAGGGCTTCGGTTAGCGGGATCGTGGCCTGCCTGGCAAGTTGTTGGGCTTCGGCGTACCTTTTGGCCTCTCGTTCGGCCATCCCGGTCCGCGCCGCCTCCTCCTCCAGGGCCTGAGCCGCGTCGCGGCTGGCTTGCGTGCCTCTCTCGACGGCGGCCTCCCGCTGCAGCCGCTGGACCCTGGGATCGCTTTGAAGCCTGGCCAGGCTGGCGCGGGACTCCTCGACCCTGTCAACCACGCGCCCCAGAGCCGCTTCGACAGGACCGGTGCCGGTGAACAGGCTGGACCACCAATCCCAGCGCATCCGCCAGAATCCCGGATTCATGGCCCCGGCCACGTCCTCCAGACCACTCGTGATCGCTTCGACGCTCACGTCGGACATGGCCTGGGAGGCGGTCCTGGCTCCCTGCACCGTCTGCATGAAAGCGCCCTTGGCCTTCTCGCGGGCTTTGTCTAAGTTTTCGGACCACTTGGAGAGCATGTCAACGCCGATGCCGATGGCCGTGGCCGCCGCGCCGACACCGACGCCCATGAACGCCCCTTTGAGCAGGCTGCCACTCGACGCCAGACCGCCGACGGCCCGCTTGGCTGTCTCCATCGCCTCAACGGCCATCCAAACCCCGTGCGCGGCGGACGGCGGCAGGATCGCGGTCGAGCCGAGCAACGACAGTCCCTTGCGAAGGTCTCGGCCCTTCAGCCCGGCCGTCTCGAACCCGGAAGCCAACTTGTCCTGAGCCGCCTTCATGCGCTCCAACTGAGGAGCCAGCTTGGCCAAGGCCTGCTGGAGAGACACGTTGTTGTCCGCCGCGAACCTCTCGGCCACCGCCAAGCGCTGAGACTCGCCGGCCGACAGCTTCGAGGCCGCCGCCTGCCTCTCCAAGCCGGCGACCATCTCCTCGATGGAACCAAGACCTCGCTCCGCGCTGCCCGGTGCGAACTGGACGGCCGCGATCTGGTCCGCCGTCTTGACTGTGGCCTGCTGCGCCTGGGCGAGCGAAGCTTCGTAGCCGCGCACGTCGCCCACCAGTCGGACCACCAGGCGCTCAAGTTCTGTTTCGGCCGCCATGTTCGTCTCGCGAGTCTAGGATCGTTACTTGCTCTTGTTTTTGCGGCTAACTCCGGACAAGAGCAGCTCGCGCGCCTTGAACTTGCCGGCTTCCGAGCGCTTGATGGTTACCACCGTCGCGCCCGTCAGCTCACCCAGCTTCATGGCCGCGCGCTTCGGAGACTCGGCCACCTGCCGGTCCCACTCCTCGAACGGAATCTCCGGCTTCGGCGGAAGCAACCCCAGCCAATCCAGCCAGGCCAGGAACTGAAGGTGGGTCAGCGGGCCGGACCAGCCCATCAGCTCGTTCAAGGATACGCCGCGCTCGTGCGCCAGGCGGAGGTGCCCCGCCCAGCGCGCGCTCAGTTTTTTGCGTCTTCCGCCGTCGCTCCGAATCCGCCGGCCTGGAAGCACCAATCGTACATCACAGTGATCGAAGCCGGTTGAAACCTCTGGCGCACGAAGTCCGCGCCGACCGGCTTGCCGTCGCTGTTGTGAAGGCAAAGTCCGACCAGGAGGGCGCGGGTCGAGGCGTGCAGTTTCTCGAAGCGCACCTGTTTGCCGGTCTCGGCGTCGAAGGTCGCGCCGGCCAACTTGGCGTCGTTCCAGTCGCAGTACTCGGCCTCGCCGGGTGAGCGCAGGACGTACTTGCCACCTTCGTCGTCCTCGACCTCCACCTGCTGCGGCTTGAGGGTCTTGACTTTCAGCATAACCTTTGCTCCTGTGGTTGGCTGCCTTCGGCGCGGGCGAAGGGTTCGCCCGCCTAGCTGCCGGACACGTTGACGAACACCGGGCCGGCCTCGACGCGGTTGACCGGGTCCCAGTTGGTCGGCTGGTTCGTCAGCGTGGCCCGCCCCTTCTGGCCCCGCACCAGGTTGTCAAACTCGACCTGAAGCAGAAAGCCGTAGTAAGCCTGAGTCGAACCATCGTAGAACGTCTCGGTGATGACCTGCGCGGTCGAGCCGGATTTCTCGACGTTGACCAGGCCGATCAACGTGTTCTTGAACTGCGGGTCGTACTTAACGATCTGCGATGACGCCGTGGCTTCGAGGATTTGTTGAGCGCGGAAGATGCGCCAGCGAACGAGCCACATCGAATCCTGCTCGATGGGTTCCATGCCGTTGACGCCGAACGGCTTGACCTCGACTTCCTCGACCTCGAGGTCAGGGTCAAGCGCGTAGGTCATCTTGGTGCGGAACCCGTCGTGGACCATGATCCCGGTTGGGGTTTGCCTGGCGGTTGCGGCTGGTGCTGCCATCTCTGACTCTCCTTTCGTTCATGGGGTCGCGCTCAGCTCAGTTGCTTGAGCACGACCGTGCCGTTGACGGAGTGGAAGAAACGGTTCGACCCCTCCTCTAGTCCCAGCGGCAGCACGTCGCCGACGCTGTCAAAATCGTTGATCCGGTAAGTGCCGGCCGGCACACCGTCTGCCGCTGGCACGGTCACGTCCATGCCGTAAACCCGCGTCTCCATCGCGTCGCGGATCGACTCGGCCTTCTGCGCTCCGACGTTGGAAAGCCGCGAGCGGATCAGCACTTGCACCCCGAAGCTGCGCTCGATGATTCCGGTGATCATCGAACTGCCCTGAGTCCTTCCGGTGGTCGTCTTGACCACCAGCACCTCGTCGGGCGAGTCGGGTTCGATGTCCACCGAGACTTGCCAAGCCGTCGAGGAACCGTCCACTTCGACACCCAGGCCGAGGTCGATCAAGGCCTGCGCGGCGACGTCCGCGGCCGAGTGAGTCAGGAGTCCGGCGCTCATCCTCCTGCCTCCTGTTCGGCGACCGCAGTGATGATCCGGAACCGCGCCAACTCGATCAGGCCGAGGGCCTGAGACGCCGCGCCGCGCCAGCGCAGCAAGTTCTCGCTGCGCCCCTCCCCCTCCTCGGCCGCGCGTTCGGCAGTGAACAGCATCGCTCCGAACCGCGAAGCCAACTCAGACACCAGCTCCTCAGTGTCGAACAGCTCCAGGTCAGGCCGGCAATTGTCTTCCATTTTGTTTCCCACCTCGCCGCTCCCCCAACCCCGAACTCGACTCGAACGGCATCACGGCTGGCCCCTCATGTGCTGATCCGCGGCTTGGTTTTGACGCGCAACTCCAGTCCGACGCTGCCGCCGGCCGCCAGCACGATCTTGTACTCGAGCAGCCGCCACTCGCCGGGGTCAGCCAAGTAAAGCGCGTCCACGTCGTGGCGGAAGTTGTAGCCGTAAAGGTCCTCGGCCCAGCCGGCGGTTTGCAGCGCGTCGAAGATGTTGGCCGAGGCTGTCAACGTCGGTGCGGGCGTCACCTCCACGCCCGCCTCCGCATCGCGGTCAGTGCCGATGTCATACACCCTGCATGTGATCGAGGAAACGTCCGCCTGCTTGACGACCGGCCCCTCGCCTTGAACCACCTCGCTGCCGGTCCCGGCCAGGGCCGTCACCCGGCGCAGGTGGGACACCGGTATGTCCTCGAAGGTTTCGGCGTAGAGGATTGGAGCACTCATCCCGCGCCTCCCCCGGAAAATGCGGTGCCGTCGCTCGACGACTCGGCCCCGATGCCACCCGTCGAAGGCTGCGCGAAGGCCGCGCCCAAGAACCCGGAGGCGACCACCGCGCCTGCTTGTCCGCCGCCAAAGAACACCGCCCCGGCCGGAGCGCTTCCGCCGGGAGTCGTCGCCGAAATCGTCGCCGCCGTCACGACCGGCACGGAAGCAACAACCACCGTTGGGCCGAGCAGCATCGTCAAAACCGGAGCGGCCGCGGCCGCCGAAGTTGCGGCGAACGCCTGCTCGGCCGCGAACGCCAGCGCCGGGATCGGCGCGGCGACCGAGGAAGACGCCGAAGACGACGACTCCGTGGACAGCGCCGGAGACGGCGAAGCAACCGGCACGGACCCCGATGCCGGAAGTGGAGAAGATGACCCCGACGCCTCCGGTTGAGTCGCCAACGCGAATGACGACGCCAAACCGGCTTGGTGAGCCAAGTCGAGTGTTGCTGATGCAACCGACGCCACGACCACGACCGGAGTCAGCGAAGCGGTTGCGACCCAAGACGGTGCGGACGCCGACACAGCGGCTGTGACCGCGCTTTGCTCGATCGTCAAAAGCTGTGTCGGGGCCGCCGCCGATGATACTGCGCCCGTGTGCGTCGACGGGTTGGCCAGTTCTTGATCCGCGGCCGCCGTTGATGACGCCGATCCGACCGGCTCCGCCGCAACCCCCAGGAACTGGGAAACCGCGGCGGCCAGGGCTTGCGCGGCAACCGGCGACCCCTGATGCGCCAACTCCGCGCTCGGAGCGGCAATCGACGCTGCGGCCTGGATGATTGAAGGTTCGCCCGTCAGCGCAGTTGCTGCCGGCGACACCGACGAGGCGGCGGTCACAACTCCCACTTCCTCGACCCTGCCGGCTTGCGCCACCGGCACCGACAAAACGACCGAAGTCGGGTCCGGCAAGAGGGTCAAGGTCTGAGTCGATGCGGCGGCTCCGGAGACCGAAGCGGCCGCCCCAGGCTCGGACACGCCCGCGGTCGCCGGCGCGGCAACCGAATGGGTGGAAACGACGACCGTGGCTTCCTGCGCCAGCGCTTGATCTGAGGTAGTGGTCGAAGATGCTGCGACGGCGTGGGCCGGTTCGGCGATGAGCGCCTGGGTTGGCCCCGCGACCGAGGACGTCGAAGCGACCGGATCGGTGATGACGCCGATGGTCGGCTCCGGAACGGAAGACGCTGCCAGGACGGGGTCGGACAACAGCGCCAGCAAGTTGGTCGGAACAGTCACGCCTCCGACCATGGCCAGCGCGTTCGCCGCGACCGTCAACAGGGCTGTGGCGGCAACGACCGAAGAGACGGCGCTGACCGGGTTCGGAGTTTCCGTGGCGCCTGCCGGCGTATAGTACACGATCACGCAGCCGCACTCGTAGAGGAACTTGTCAACCCGGCCCGTGCCGGACGCCATGCCGATGCCGGCTGCGTTCGATGGGTAGCTGGCCGACGTGACCACATTCGAGTAGAAGGCCGACGTTGAGGACAGCACGACCGCGGTCTCGGTGCCGTTGAGCATGATCTTCGGCGTGCCGAGCGTGTCCTCCGGCTCCAGCGCCAGGATGATCGAGGCCCACGGATCGGTCGCCGCCGTGGTTGCCGTCAACGTGCCGGTCGCGGTCGCCGTCGTCTGAATCTGAAAATACATCCCCATCGAACCGTCCGGCGTGCCGGCGCTCGACTGGTAGTTGTTCTGCGTGCCGCCCGCCGTGTCCTCGAAAGCCACGGTGTAGCCGGTGATCGCGCTGTAATTGTCGTCGTCGCCGCGCCCGGTGCAGAACAGCACCGCGCAGCCGTCAACCGACGGCGTGATGCCTGAGCCTGTCTGCGTGCCGGTACCGGTCGTCTCCGAGCCGAGCGTGTTCACCGGGTCGCCGGACGCTTTGACTCCCCTGAACTCTTTGATCCCGCCGACGATGGTTCCGCCGGACGTGTGCCCGACCACCAGATTGGGAGTGTTCCCGGCGTAGCGGAAGTACCACACCGACAATCGGCTGCCGGTGCCGCCGCCGTTGAATTGCGCGATCTGCGTCCAGTCCGTCAGCGTGTGGGCCGCGTTGTCCGCCGAGTGGATGACCGCGATCCACAGACTGGGGTTTTGCGGAGACGACGGCGCATTCAGCGTGATGTCGCCGCTGGCAGCGCTCGCCTCGGTCCCACTGTTGCCGGCCGTGATGTTCGTCACCGAGCTGCGCTTGGCCCAGAGCCAGCCGACATGACCAACGTAGGTCTTGCCGGTCAGGACCGGCGTCGTCTCGCTGGCGGTCTGGAGCGTGTAGTTCTGCTGCACGTCGGTCGCGGCGGCGTGCTGCTTGTAGTTCGTCTCGCTGATCGGCACTTCGTTGACAGCGCCGGTGCCGCCCGTCGTGTCGAAGTTGCCGGCGTTGGTCTCGTCCGGCTTGGCCGCGGTAACTCCGCAGCCGGTCGTGGTGTCGCCCGCGAAGATGTCGGCGAGGTCCGCGCCGTTGTCGATGGCCAGCTCGTCGGAGTAGGAGATGAAGTTGTCGCCGGCGGCGCTGTTCATAGTCATGCGGAACGAGTCAGAGCCCGTGTTGGTCAGCGTGCCGTTGCTGCTGATCGTGATCTCCAGCACTCCGTTTAAGTAGACCCTGATCTCGAAGTTCGTAGTGCTGGTGATGACGTAACTCAAGCCGATTCTATACCACGTATCAACCGAGAGGACCGTGTTGCCAACCACAGCCGGAGCACCAACGCCGTTGGCCTGGAGCTTGCCGTCTGTTCTAAGATGCATCAGCCAGACGTTGGCCAACGACGTATTTTGCGAGGCGGCGATGATTGCATCGGCGGCAGGCGACACGCTGGCGAACCTGCGCCAAAAACTTATGCGCCTGCCTGCGTCGGCCATAACATCGTTCTTGATGAGAACGGCGTTCGCCGCTGGGCTGCTGGTGTCGTGCTTCCACGACCGCGCCTGGCCGACGCGCGTGATCGTGGATTCCATGGTCACCGTGCCGGACGTGGACGTGAACGGCTCGAAGCCGCCCGTCTGCGAGGCGTTGCAGGCGTAGACCAGGTCGGCCATCAGCGCGCCTCCGCGACTTCGATGCCGCGCTCAGGGTCCAGAGTCACGGCCGGCCAATCGGAGGCGAGCAACCGCACCTTGACAGTGACGTTGCCGCCAACGAGAGACTGGAGGGCGGATGACAAGCGAGACTCGCACTGCGTCTGCGTCTCGTTGCCCTGGCGAACCAGGAACGTGGAACCAAACGCGCGGCCGACGAGCGTGCCGGGCGCGTCCTGGGTGCGCTCAACCCAGAACCCGCGCTCGTTCGTGGTGGGGTGGTTCAAGTGTTGATTGCGGATGGCTGGCAAAGTCGCTGCTCCTGTTGAGTCCGATCACTCACTTCCCCGGCGCGGCAGGTACGACCAGATCGAACTTGATCGCCCCCTCCACGCCCATCTTCACGGCCCAGATGCCCCCCTTCTCGTCCTTGGCAACGAACTTGCCCGATAACTCCGGCGCGGTTTGCACCTTGCAATTCAAACCGTGCAGCTCTTTGAAGGCGGCCTCGGCCTCGGCGAGTCGCCTGCGCTTGCCGCGCGTCATGAAGGCCTCGACAGCGCATGCCGCTTTGGCTTCTGCCTCCGATGTCGTCTTGAATTCCTCGCGGTGCTTGCCGTCCAACTCGAACGAGAAGGCCGGGCGCTTCTGGCGGGGTTTGACTTTGCCCGACTTGGCCACCACCTCCTCGGTCGTGACCTCTCCAACCTGGATGACCTTGGCCCGCGCCGGCTTGTCGTGGCCTCGACTCAGCGCGGTCGCCATCTGCGGTCCGGCCGAGGCGACCCCGGCGCCGCCGAAGGCTTCGCCGGATCGCCCCAACCGCAGGCGGTTGACGATGCGCTCGGCCGCGGCCTTGGTTGGACACCAGGCGAGCGACGGCTCGCCATCCACCGTGAACGTCCACGACTTGCGGCCCCGGCTCCGTTCAGCCCGCCCCGCATCTTCGACCACCTTGAACTCTGCCATGCCTTGTCCCTCCGTTCGATCGCGGAACCTCACGTGATCTGCACGATGCCTTCCGCGTTCCACTGAATCGTGAAGTTGCTGCCGCCGGGATTGATATTGCCGCTGAATTCGATCCAGCACAACGGAAAGCTGCCGGCGTCGTTGGTGATGAACTCATGAATGCCGGCCCCTTGCATCTGCCTGGTGCCGTTGCCGAGCGCGGTCCAGCTCACGTCGTCGGCGTCGAACTCAGCGCGGTCGTTGGCGTCGTCCGTGTTGACCGCCTCGTTGGCGAGGTTGACGCGCGCGTAATTGGTGCCGTCCATCTCGTCGAGCGTGTACGAACCGGTGTTGTCGGTGTCCACGTCGGTGTCAAACGTGGTGTTGGTCATCAAGAGGAACAAGCGCATGTCGTCCGTGTTCAAATCCATGTCGCCGGACATCATGCGGCTCTTGGCAATGTTCTTGACGTTCGACGCCATCTCGATCCTCCCTCGGAAAGCCGCCGGCCCCGGTTCCCGCCTGGACCGGCGGCTCAGCCAACATCTCTTCTCATTTGCGGATCAACCTTGACCTTCGGACCGGTCGATCCTTCCCGCTCTCCTGCTGCGCCGAACCGCCGCCGGAATGCGCTTCCGAGAAACCGGCGATCCGACTGCCCACGCTGACCCAAGCGACCAGCCGGCGATCCGCCCGCCCCTGCGTCTCAAACCGGTTTCTTGCCGCTGCCGTCCCACGGCTTCAAATGGCCGGCGGCGAGCATGACACGCGCGAAGTCGCGGCCGTCCGAGAGGCTGATTTCCGCGAGCCAGCGCCCGTACTTGTCTCCGCCGCCAGCCTCCCCGGATTTGTGTGATTGCACCACAACCGGTGACCCAGGCGGGGCCAACTCGACTGCCGCTGCCAAGGCCGCGAAACCGCGCCGCTTCTCCTCCGCGTCCTTCGAGTGGATTTCCGGCGCGTTGACTCCGAAAATGCGAACGCGCTGAAAGGTCGTCACCCGGAAACCGAGGTCCACGGCAAGGTCCACCGTGTCGCCGTCAACCCAATTCACAATCTTGCAGCGATATCGGTACAATGATCACTCCAGGAACTTTTCCGCGATGCCGGTGAACAGGTAGCCGCTGTCCATCCGCACATCATACTTGAAGAACACCCAACTTTCCGGATCCGCAATGGCGACGCCCTCGGCCACGTAATCCGGGACCATCAGCGGGTGAACCCGCCGCACGATTCCCCACTCACCGTTGCAACCGAGCGCGGCGACGGGCCATTCATCGGGCTTGAGACCGACCACCCGGACGCGCTGCGCAGGCCGATGACGCGCTTGCAGAAGCATGAGCCACCCCGCCGGGATCGTCATTTTGGCGGCTGAAGGTCGATCAAGAAGCCGCTCGTCTTCGTGACGTTCGTGTTGATCGGCACCGGAGTGTTAGGCTGCCTGAGCGCCAGCCACGCGGCGAGCGCGGAAGGTATTGCAGCGGCCGCCACGGCAATGCCGATCGCGCCAAGAGCGCCGATGCCGCTTGCCGTCTGCGTCACGGTCTTCGCGCCGGACTCATCTAGCAACAAGCTGACCGGCACGCCCCAGTCCCGCGCCAACTTATAGCGGCGCGCCGCCAGAACGGCTTTCTGATCGCGCAGCCAGTTCGCCGAGAGAACCGACTGCGGCGGGACCAATTCATCAACCGTTTGGGGCAGGCTGACTTGTTGCTCCGCCACTGGTAGACTCCTCAACGATTTGCACCTTGGCTGGCTCCACCGCCTTCGGCGCGCGTGCTTCGATGTCGGAACGGATCAACCGGATGAGCTGCACGAGCAGTATCGTCTGGTCGCCCGCCCCGGCCTTGAGCGCCGCCGCCAGGTCGGGGTCCAGCTTCACCGGGATCGTGATTGGAGGCGCTGGCATGCCAATCAACCCCCTTTCGAGGTTGGAGTTCTCTTCCCAGCCTTGCAGAACCTTGGCCCGGCCCTCGAACGCCAGCTTGTCGCTGTTGTCCTCAAGCATCTTGGCCAAGGCCGCAAGCTCCACGATGTTCAAGGCCATGTTACTTGTCCGGCTCGGGCACGATGCGAACCGTCCGCAGGCCCATCGCGTACTGGGCGTCCGGGTTGGCCTTCGCTTCCTTCATCGCCGCCGCCTCCACGAACGACGGCTCGGTGTATTCGCGCAACATCACGCGGTCGATGATGTTGAGGAACGTTGCCGCGCCCTGCGACATCGTTTGCGTCACCGCCGCTGCCGAGTCGCCGCGCAGCGCAAACGATTTCGCGAGCTGGCCAGAAATCACGTCGTCAAGATTCACTGCCATGGAACTGACTCCCAGAAAAAGAGAGACTGAAAAACCGGCCACGCGGCCGGCACGATTCATTTGACTGGCAACAGGAAAATCTTCAATGGTTCGTCCCTGCCGAACTGCACCCGGCGGAGCAACGCGCCGGACGTGTCATACAACTCGGCCGTGAACTTTTGCGCCCGCAGCGCGGCGATCTCGGCTTGCAGCGCCGCAACATCTGCGTCCTTGCCGTCTTTGCCGTTGGCCCCGTCCTTGCCGTCGCGGCCGGGCTTGCCGTCAAGCCCCGGCTTCCCGTCCTTGCCGTCGGCTCCGTCGCGGCCGTCCTTGCCGTTGACGACCTTGATTTTGGCAAAGCCGGCGTCGATCATCTTCTGGATCGCCGCCATGTCTGCGTCCTTGCCGTCGCGCCCGTCTTTGCCTGGCTGGCCGTCCTTGCCGGCCGGACCCGGCGATGCCTTGTGCTTCGCCATCTCGTCGATCTTGGCCTGCACTTCGGCCAGCTTCTTCAGAGCGTTTTCCAGCTGCGGCTCGATCTTCTGCTCAAGCCGCTTCGCCGGAATGATCGGGAACACGTTGGGCGCGAGTTTCCTCAAGCAGTCGGCGCACGGCTGTCCCTTCGCGCCGCTGACGATTGGCGGTCCACCCTGGACCGGCGAGCGCGCCGGGCGTCAGGTCGGACACGGCTGTTGAGCCTGAATCGGCCACGTGAGGATGAACGAGAGCAACGCGAGTGCAAAACGGCTCATCTTCCACCTCCAATGATCGAAACCCGCGACGACGACCCCTGGCCCGTAGCCTCAACCGCTCCGGTGGGCAGGCTGGCCTTGGGGTCGATCACGTCCTCTCGAAAGCTGACCCGGCGATTGATCCCGTTTGGCGAGATGCTGGTCGGCTCGAACGGATGGAATGACAGAATCGTGTCATCGCCGCGGATCACCGAAGCATAACCAGGGGATTTGCCGGCGTGCTGGTGACACTTCGCGCACGCGACGACGTTGCCGGCATAGAGCGGCGGAATGGCAGCGTCGTCGGACTGGGTCGTAGCCACGATCCGCGACGGCTTGAAAGCCGGCCAAATAGTTTTGTCGGTCGTCTCAGGCAGCAACCAGGCAGTGGCTTTGAGACGGTCAACCCCCAACAAACTCAACTTTTCACCTGGCTGCGTAGGCAGCTCCCAGGTTCGCTTGATAGCGCCCTTAGGCAGGTCCTCGGCAGATGCGTAAGGCCGATAGGCGATGCCGTCATCCCATTTGCCATCGCGCTTTTCGCGCAGGCGCAGCTCGAACGGCCACTCCTGGCCGTCATGTTTGCGTATCAGCATGTCGGCGAAAATCGTTCCGTCCGGGTACTCCCAGCGCCAAATCGGTAGCGAGCCGGCCCCGCGCATCTCAATCATTCCCTTCCAGACCTTGAGCGGGCCGGGCAGGTGGACGGCCGTCGCGTTCCGCCAGTGCTTGCGGTCGGTTCCCTGAAGGCCGCCAGGACGGCGCCAGAGCCGCAACAGATTGACGTTGTGGTCGTTGGCCACGAGAGCGTAGTCGGCGCTGCTGAGCAGATACGTCGGCCGCAGCGCGCCGTCCCTGGCCACATGCTGGAACGCCGGCTTGCAGTCGTAGAACCTCATCCCGGCCGGGAACTCAACCCCGGTCCATTTCCACAGCGATTCTTCGTGGGCCTGCCTGTCGGCCGAAACCCATTGGGCCGATCCAACGGCGCTTGAGGCCAGCAACAAAACCAGCGGCAGAAAGTGCTTCGACGCCTTGAGCATGTCCTCACCTCAACCACGCGGTCATTTGAGATCAAGCGCGATCACGTCCATCGTCGCTCCGTGACTCACGATCATCTTAGTTCCTTCGGCAACGGCTCGCGGACGGCCGCGCTCGTGTTCTTAGCGACCCACTCCATGAACAGCTCAATCCTGCCGAGCCTGGCGAGGTAGTCGCCGTGCCTCTTGTCGCTCCTGTCGCGGCTCAGCCTGCGGTCTTCATCGTAGCGAGCCAGCAGCTCGCGGCGCTCAGCAGCAGCCTCCACGCGCGCTTCCTTCAGCTCCAACCGCAGCCCGTCCAGCTCCGAGGCCGTGCGGTCAAGCACCCACCAGATCACGCCGATGAACGTCAGCGCCAAGACCGCCAACATGCCCAGCTGCGACCAAATCTTCGCGGCGATCCCGCCTGGCGTCAACGGGAAGTCGGCTTCGACCCTCAGCGTCCGCCCGGACTTCGGGTCCTTCGTCTCGGCAGACAGCATCTGCCCCGGAAGACTCCCTGGCTTCGACTGTTGCGGATCGCCGTTCACAACTTCTCCCTGGATCGCTCGTCGATCTGTTGGCTCACCCTGGCCACGGCTTGCTCTGCCCACCGGTGATGGTCGGCAACCGCAGACCCTTGTTGCCTGAGCAACTCCACCTGCTCTTTGCCGAACGCCTTGATCTCTTCCAGGTGGACCATCTCTGTCCTCTGCAAGCCGAGGTGCTCGAAGCTGGTCGCGGCGATGTCCTTGATGTTCATCTCGATCCCGGTCAAGCTCAGCGTTTGCTTGTCGATTTGGGCTTTCGACGAGGTGACTGCCTCGGTCTGCTCCGGAATGGCATTGCGAAGCACCTGAAGCAACTCCAGGTGAGAAGCGATGATTGGGGTGGCCACGTTGTCCCTCGTCCAGCGGACCACCTGCCAGACCCCCCAGCCGAACCCAAGCAGGATGACGGCTAGGACGCCGTTGTCCCAAGCCTTGGACCAGAAATCCATCCCAGGCGACTGAGCGAATAGTCCCCACATCATTGCCTCTCTCGTTCTGCGAAAGCGCTTCGTTTCAAGTCGCCGTGTTCAACCGGCACTCGCAACTGACTCTCGCGCTGAATCACCAGGCCGCCGACAAACAGCGACTGAAGCATGCTCGCCCCGGCCCGCAACTCGTCCTTGATCGTCTGGCCAACCTCGGCCGCGAACTGCCGCGCCGGTCCTTCGAGAAACTTGCTGCCGTAAAGCGACGGCCCCCAGCGCACGCCCAAGCCCGACGGCCGGGCCTCGCCCGCGTGCTTGGGCGTCATCTCGTGCAAGGCCAGCGCGTGCGCGGCGTTGTAGCCGACCGCGACCGAGCCGGTCTCCTCGGCGATCCGCCGCTTGATCGCGTCGAGCTTGCGCACCAGCTTCAAGTGATCGACTTTCATCCCTCACTCCGCCACGCCCGGCAGCGCGTCGCGCAGACGAGTCACGTCGCACCAGCGGCGGAACTCGCGGCCGTCGAGGTCGGGCACCTTGTGGAAGTTCGAGACCTCAACCAGCTCGGCCGGCGCATCCTCGGCCCAGTCCTTGGGGAAGTCGGCCAGCGGTCCGTGCCAGAGCACGCTTGACAGGCCGAGGTCTTCGGCGACGTAAACCTGGGCCACAACCGCGGCGGTGTCACCCTGGCCGGTCGAAGTCACGTCTTCGACCCAGCGGCAAGCGATCTCGCGCGGCACGTCGGTCGTCCTGATCCGCCCGTAACGGTCATACCGCACCGCGTCGAGAACGACGCAGGAGTCAACCAAGTCGCACTCTTCGACTGGGGGCATCCGTCAATCCCTGTCTCTGTAGGCCGTTTGCTCGGAAGGCCGGCGGCCCAGCCAGCGCGCCGAGGCGCGGGGCCGCTTGCCGTCAGGTCCGGGCACGAGCGTGATCAGGCAACCGCTGGTGTCCAGCGTCAGCGCCTCCTGACCGTAGTGGTTCGAGGTCAGGTACATCCCGGCTTGACCCTTGAAGCTGCCCGAAGCGCCGCCCGTGGACTTCGATGCGTACTGTTGATCGGAGTTCTTGTAGGACCAACAGGCCAGAGCGCGCTCGATCAGCTCCAGCGTGAATCCCTCGCCCGACGGCCACGTGTACCCCTTGTCGGCCGCGCACGAGGCCACGGCGTCGGTCAGGACCACCGCGGCGTCGATGTACGGTTGAAGGTCCTTGCTGATCCGATAGTCGTTGCCGGCATCGAGCTTCTTCTTGACCAACAAGCTCGTGGTGCGTTGCGACATCGAGGAGCCCCCAAGGGTGAGACCGGAAGCGCGGACTTGAACAATCAGGGGACCAACTGCTTTTCGCGCTGCCCACCCTTGACCGATTCGGTCTTGGGCTGGGCGACGAACTTGCCGCCCTGGACTTGAGCCAGCTTGTCGAGCAGCTCGGCGTTCTGGCGGCGCAGCTCAGCGACTTCGTCGCTCAGGGCCTTCTCGTTGGCGCGGAAGAACTTGACGGCGTTCGGCCGGTTGTGGTTGAGCTTGCCCGGTCCGACGCCGTCCAGCTCTTGGTGGGACTTGAACGGTTCGTAGAGAACGCCGGACTTCCTGTGCCGTTCCGGCGTGTCGGGCGCGCCGTAAGTCACACGACGACAGAGCGTAACTTCGTCGTCGGGGGTCAGAGCCGCCGGCACGGCACGGCGGCCGTCCACGTAGGGATGGAGGGGCGAGCCGTCGAAGATGATGCAGACGCCGCGCGCATCGATCTTCAACTCTTTGCCGGTTTCGGTCAGGATCGAACCGGCGCGAAGCTCTTTCACCTTGAAAGATGCGCCCTCAACCGGCTCGTCTTGCTCGTGCTGACCGGCCGAGAGAAAATAGGGACCGTGGACCAGCCTCATGATGTTGCTCCTGTGAAAGATGAATCAAACCCGATCAACTCGACTCGATGCAGACCGAATGCAGCTCGCCCTCGGTCGCGCCAGCTTCAACGCCGCAGCAGCGCACGGTCATGCCGTTCTTGAGGTCCGAAAGGCGAGCCGGCTGCCAGTCCGGCCACTTGCTTCTGAGCACCTTGCCGGAATTGGCCAGGCGGAACTCGCGCTCGTACCTGCCCTTGTCATCCTTCGCACCGAAGAACAACTTTCGGCCGGACACACCCGCCAGTTTTCCCTTGAACGCCATCGTGGGTTCCCCCAGAAAAAAGGAACTGGCGGGCATGCCCGGCCGAGGCTAGTTGCGAACCCGCCTCGACGCTTGAACGCGGCCCCGCCGATCCATCAACTCGTGGTTCCGTGAACGATGGCGCTGTTGGTGCTGTACTCGGCCAACATCTGCGGCACCTGGATCGCCCACACCTTGAAGTTGTGCCGCATGCCGCCCATCGAATCCCACTGAAGGACCGTCGGCGCTTGACCGTCGATGGCTCGCCCGGCCTTGGACCAATCGACCAGGATGATGACGAAGCTGCCGCTGAGACGCGGCAGCACCTTGGCCGACTTGATGTTGTCCATCTTCTTCACGCGGTCGGCCAGGGTCAGCGCGGGACTGGCGGCCCAGTTCGAGCCGTTCGTGAAGGCATAATCCTGGACCAGGAATTCGTTCCAGTCGCGCGAGAAGTAACAGTCGAATGGCCCATAGAAAGCATTGCCGTTCAAAGTCTGGATCATGTCGGCGATGTCGGCAATCGTCGCCTGCGGGTTGGAGCCGGTCGGCACGGTCACGTTGGTCTTGGTGGACCGATACGTGAAGTTGGTCATGCCGTAGACGGTCGAAGTGCCCTGGTGCGCATGCGAGCCGGCCGATTGCGTACCGTAGGTCGGCCCGGTGACGGTGCCGATGGTCGTGTCTTCGATGGTTTCCGAGACGCGCTGGGTCATCGCTTCGGCGGTCAACGAATCCACCGGCTCCGAGCTATTGCCGCTGATCGCCATGAAGCGGTCGGAGAAATGAAAGTCGGCATGCGTGCAGAGCAACGGGGTAGCGCGGCTCAGGAACAGGGGCTGATCGTGCCGGCCCTGGGCCATCAGGTCGAGGTCCACCACGGCCTCGCCGGGGTCGCTCATGGCCTGATACTCCAGGTATATCCGGCCGTAAGCGTCGAAGCCGCCGTACGAGTTGGCGCTGCGCAGATCCTCCCAGGCGACTAGCGGCTGGCGCGACGCCTTGACGACTGCCTTGTCGATCTCGGCCCATTGCTCCGGGCGGAGCGTGGCGGCGTTGAGCGTCCAGACCGGCACGTCGCGCCGACCCTGGTTGAGCAGGTCCATGATCCGGTAGCTGCGCCGGATGGGAGTCCTGACGCCCTTCTCGCGCGTCCACTGTCCGGTGTTGAGCAGCACGCGCTGGTGCCCGTCGCGGCCGATGAACGGCCGACGCACGTCGCGGAAGGACGAGCTCAGGATGCGGGTGTTCGCCGAAAGGCCGCCCTCGCGGACCATCGGTCCGCTGTTGAGCCTCGGATCGCCGACGTTCTGATCGACCAACATGGTTGAATCTCCCTTGTGAATGCCTGTGGCTCTTGCCGCTCCGCGCCGCCTTACTCCTGAAAAATCGAAAGCCCTCGCGCTTCTCCCAGCCGACTAACCCTTGCCCTGCCAGACGCACCAGGCCAACGTGTCGGCCGTGGGGTCGGTGATCGTTTCCAGGAGCTGCGCTACCTCGTCCTCCGGCGAGCCGGCCGTGGCGATGAATTTGCCGGTGGTGTCGTCGATGATGAGAATCTCACCCTTGGTGTGGTCGTCGCCAGTGCCGGCGAGGTTGAGGATCAAGAGGTTGTACTCATCCCCGTGGCGCGGCACGACCATGAAGCAGCGCTCACCGGCCGCATAGGCGTCCGAAACAGTCCTGCCCTGGTACTTGTCTTCAACCAGGAGATAATACGGCCCCTTGGGATTCGCGCCGTCGGCGTCGGCGTTGTAGATCTCAACCGTGTGCCGGCCTCCCTGGAGCGCGGTCGCCGACTGCTTCTGGACGATGGTCCCCGGCTTTGGGGTCTCGCCGGAGGCGATGATCCCCTCGATCAAGGACTCGTTGTCGTAGTTTTGAGTCACCAGGATGCTGTTGCCCTTGGCCATGGCCTGCTCTCCAATCGTGCTTGAGTTCGTGGTCCGTTGCGCGCTTCGTCAATGTTGATCGCGCGCGTCTGTCATCATCAAAAATCGGGGAGGCGGGAGGAGTGCCGTCTGCCCGCCTCCCCCGGCGCTGCGGTGATCTCACATCTTGCCGTCCATGAAGGCGATGTCCTCGGCGTCAGCCGCGGCGTCGTCGGCGTTGACCGTCGGTCCGGACGCCAGCGAGAAGTCGAAACCGCGCGCCGACTCGTTCACAACCGGCGGCAGGTCGGCCGCGCGGTCGCGCAGCTCATCGAGCGTCATCCGGAACAGGCGCTCGCCGCGCTCTTTCCGCTTGGCCGGTGCGACGTTGGCGATCAGCCGGCCGATCAACTCATACCTCTCCATAAGGCAGTTGCGAACGGACGCCGGCGCGTTGGCCAGCCACTGAGCCTCGGTCACCTTCTTGCTGTTGCCGTTCGCGTTGGTCGCCATCTCTTCCTCATCCTCGTCTTCCATATTGGCCGCGCCAGCCGACATCTCCTCCGAGGGTGGAGGCGGCGGGGCCGAGGGTGTGCCCCCCAGCTTGCTGCTGATGTCGTCGAGCGCGCTCTTGAGCGCCGCCGCGAACCCGACCGGGTCTGAGCGCGGATCGATGTCGATCTGCAAGAGCTGCGCGAGCTTGGTCCAGGGCACGCCAGGCACCGCCTCGCCTTCGCCCTCAGCGTTCGTAGTTGTCCCCAGCTTCCTGCCCGACTTCAAGCTGTTGACCACCAGCGTGATTTGATGAGCGTTGTGGATGGACTCGAGCTGCTCGTCGTCGAGCGCGTTCAACGCCTTGTCCTTGCCCTTGTGGCAGTCGCAGTTGGTCGTGAGATCGCGGACGATGAAGGCCCGCTGGTTTGCCGTGAGTGTCATCTTGCTTCTCCGCTTGTTGGAGGTTGATCGATTCCTCTTGGCGTTCCGAGCGTTCAAAATCGCCTCGAAGTCGACATCGGCCCAGGCGTTCGCCGTTTTCCCACAGGCAGCACCGAACATGCCGCGCTGCTCGTCGGTCAAGGCCCGGCCATTGGCCTCGCCGTCTTCGAGGATTTCGCAGGCCTTGCCAGGGTCGATGTTCGAGGATGGCAGCGCCGACTCGTTTGAGGTGACGCCGAGGAGCTGGCCGAGCCGCTGCCAGATGGTGCGCTTGTCGTTAGTGGTTTTAACAACCCTCATAGACCCCTCACCGAACCCACTGGATGAAGACACGGCTTCGATGAATGACTCAGACGAACCTTCTTTGCCGCTAGAACCTTCCCCGCACGGTCTGCCCCAACACATTCGCGCGTTGACGTTGACTCCGCAACCGTCCTCGACCGAGCACGCGCCTTTCTCGTCGGGCAACACAGCCACGTGGTCGGGGCGGTAGGGCTGACGCGCGATCCAGGCATGGTGATCACCGTTGGCGGCGCGGCCTGCAGTCTTCTCTTTCACGGGGTCAAGGCCGGTCGAGAGGTCGATGGGTTGGGCGTTCAAGAGCTTGGGCAAAAGCGGCGCGACGCCCTGAGACTTGAGCTTCAAGTCGGAGTTCTTGACACGCTCCACATCGAACCACAGCTCGGCTAAGAGCTTGCCGTCCTTGGCCTCGGCGTGCCAGACGTTGCCGATCCCCCACTCTTGGATGATCTCCGGACTGCGCGCCGAGACGTGAACCCACTCGTCGCGGCCGGTCTGTTCGTGCCGGACCTTGGTGCGGGGATGGCGGACAACGATGGGCATGCCGTTCCACTCATCTACGTGCGCCCGGTTCTCGACCTCCTCGGCCGGGTAGAAACCCGGACCCTGGGAGCCGTCGAGCACCAAGTCGGAGCGCAAAAGCACGGCCGGGGCAACGATGAAGTCCCTCCCGTGGAGAGTCTCGCGCCGGGCCGCGCCGGCATTGCTGATGATGGTTTCCATCTGCCACTAAATTAAGCGGCGCGTGGAAATGTGAAAAGGTCGATTTGGAGCGCTTAAAGGGGCTTAACTACGGCCGTCACAGGGGTCGGCCACGAGGCGGACTTTCTGGTAGTAGCGCTTGCCGGCCACGACGCGGAGCATGATCTCCTGGCCGGCCGGCAGCTTCTTGCGCAGGTTGGAGATGTGCGCCTGCACTGCCGAGCCGTTGCCGGAGCTGTTCTGCACGCTCTGCTCGTCCCAGAGCAGCGCGTGCAGTTCGGCCGGCGTGTGTCCGTGCCAGTCGTCGAGCAGGTCGTTGAACCGCCGCTCGGTCGGAGTCAAGTTGGCTCGCACGGCAACGCCCTCCAACCAAGTCTCACAGACCGGACCTCCCCAAAGCGGCGTCGGCCCGCGCGCCGCGCTTCTGCCCGCGCTTGTCCTCGCCGACGTTCGCAGGCACGTAAGCGCAGCGGCAGTTCGGATGGCGAGGAAGCAGGCCTCTCGCTTCCTCGATGGACAAGACCACGCCCTCGAGCGGGCGGCAGAGCGGACACACGGCCGAGTCGCCGGCCGTGCTCCATTCGACCATCACACCCAGCGCGTCCACGCCCATTTCCTCCAGTGCATCGAGTTGGCCCTCGGTGTAAGCGCGGCTGATCTCGGTGCGCGAGATGGCTTCGGCGCGGCCCAAGCCAATGTCCACGTCCTCGGCCAGAGCGCGGGCGATCTCGACTGAGTGCTCACCCCGTGCCATGCCGTCAGTCAGCGTGCGGCGGATGCGCGCGGCCATCTGCTCGGTAACGCCCTTCAAGTCCTCGAAGGTCCGCGAGGCGAGCAACTTCAGCTTTTCGACTGCCACGGGACGGTTGAACGCGCTTCGCAGAAACTCCTCGCGCGACCCCTCGTAAAAGTCGCGCAGGCTTTCCTGCCGCTCCGGGAGAAACAACTCCGGTCTCTCTTTGCGCAACTGAGACTGACGCACGTCGGTCCACGACCGTCCCGCGCCTTGCCGCCAGGCTTCCTCGGAGAACTTCCGCCACAGGTCGTCCTCGCTCCTGCCGATCAGCTCGCTCCGCAAGCGGCGCGCGAGCCAGGTCTGGAACTGCTTGAGCGCGTCGGCGGTCGAGAGGAACGACCAGCGACCGGCGTTGCGGATTCCCCGCCCGGCGTTCGCCAGCGCGATTCGCCCGGCCGCGTTTGCGGCCAACCCGAACGCATCTTCCACTCTGACCAACTCCACCAACTCGGTCTTGATCCGCCGAAAGCGGCGGCGCAGCTCGCGCAGGAACTCGCGGCGCAGTGGTCCGGTCCGCGTCGGGTCCGAGCGGTCGGGGTTCCACGAAGAGGAACGCCTGGCGTTGAGCGTCGCGACGGTCATGGTTTGACCAAGGTCCTCTGCTGAGTTTCTTCCACGTCTCTGCGCTCCGGCTTGACGCGCGTCGGTGTGTCCACGACCGCCGCCGACCGCGACCTGTGAGCCTCGGCGCGCTTGCCATGCCAGCGCGCCGTTGCCAGCGCGGTTTCGTCGCCGGTGTCGAGGAACTTGTCGAAGTGCTCTTTGGCAGCAGTCTTGTGCGCGTCGGCGGCCTCGGCGTGGTGTTCCGGCCGGCCCGAAGCCTCGGCCCGCTTGGAGTGGACTTCGGCGCGGGTGGACGACACGTTGCTGCGGCCCGACCCAGCCGCGCCTTCCGGGCAGGGCTTGCCCCAGCAAAGACGATCGTTGTCAAGCGGCTCGTCCGTCGATGAGACGTTCAAGGCGCTCGACTCGACGACGCTGCTTGCGGTGTCATCACTCAATGCGTCCGAGGTGTGTTCCATCTCAACCACCTCACCGTCGTCCCGCGGCACGGCGATCGGCGGTTCTCCGTGCGTGTCTTGCTCCGCCCCCATCGCGTTGCTCACGATCCGCAGCGCCTCTTCATCCTTGTAGCCCAGCTCGCGCGTCAAGTAGTCGAACCAAGTCATACCCTGCGCTACCGACCCCTGCCAGTACTGAGCCATGGCCGAGGTTCGCGACTGGGCCACGCGCGAACGCTGCTCGGCCGACATCGAAGTAATGTCGGGCCAGAACACGCGCAGGCCCTTCGGCTCTTCCGGCGGCCGCAGAACGCCGTACCAACACAGGCGGTTGACCATGGGCCGCAGCAAGCCCGGTGTCACATACCCCTTTTCATAGTGGATCACCTGGTCATTCCACGAGTCGTCATCCTGCGCCGAGGATAACTCGCCGCGCTCGCTGCCCTTGAGGATTCGCACCGGCATGCGTTTCTTCATGGCGATGGCCTCGAGGTGAAGGTTGACCTGCGCGGTCGGATCAGCAACCGCGCCGCCGACGGTTCTGGCTGTCATGCCGGTCATGACTCCGGCCTTCTGAAGGCCGTTCATCATTTCCTCGATCATGTCACGCAGCGCTTCGTCGTCCACGTCCACGTCGCCGCCCAGTTGCGGGTGCGTCTCCAAGAACAAATAGGGAAAGCAGTGCTTCCAGAATCCCTCCGGCCCGCCGTGATAGAGTTTCTGCAAGGCCAGCACGTTGTTGAGTACAGTCTGGCAGCGCGGTACACCGAACACCTGGCTGCTGCCGTAGGTGTGCACCGTGTCCACCACGTGCTGCACGCGAGTCCAATGAACGCGCTCAGTGGCGACTGGCAAGCCCGTCCCCCAAACCGGATTGCGCGGGTCTTGGAATGTCACATGGTAGGCAGTCGGCATGCCGAAGCGCGGCGATCGCTTGTTGACCTCGAAACTGGCAATCCTGACCATCGATTCCGGGAAGGCATTCATGTAGCCGAGCTTGCGGCCTTCGGTCCGCGCCATCAGTCTGGGGTTGTCTGGTGTGGCCAAGTTGAGCGTGTAGCGCGGGTCGGCCGACTTGTTGACCGTGAAGGCCGGCTGACCGCCTTCGTCCAAGACGGGCTTGCCGTCCTTGTCCACAAGCATCTCGCCCTCGACCGACCCCTGCTCGTCGATCCCCGGCACCGGCTTGTCCCACCCCAGGCCGTCGTCCAGTCCGTAAACGATCGCGCCGAAGCGGGCGATGCCGCTGAGCGCGTTGGCGCGCTCCAGCACTTCCAACACCGGCGATCCTTCATCCTCGCCGAAGTGATCGGGCAGACCGCCGGAGCGCATCGACGCGCCCAGCTCGCGCCAGGCCTTCTCCCAGGCGGTCGTGACCTTGCCGCGCTCGCGCTCGTAGATTTCCGGCGTTACTTGCCAGGCGTAGCGAACCATGGCCTCGTTGACCGTGGCGGCCACGGCATCACGGTCGTGAAGAATCTGCCAGCGCTGAGGCGACACGAATCTCGTGGCCGGATAGCCGCACTCGTCCCAGACGCTCCTGCGCGGATCAAGGTCATCCTCGCCGCCTGACTCCAGCCAGGTCGCCCGCGCCGTGAACGGCCCCGCGTTGGCGACCGGTCCGCGGGATGCCAAGCCGGCAAGCGGGTTTCGGTTGGCGACCACCTCGGCCACGAGGCGCTGCACGCGCTTGGCCATGATGAGATCGCTGTGAACCCGCTGCGCACGGTGATCGTGCCGCCCGTTGCTCGCATTCACCGAATCACCCCTTCCCGCTCCTGACTCATCACACTCCCCCGATCATCTTGAGTCGGTTGCCGGTGACCAGCCCGCGCCCGCCCAGCCCCAGGTCCTTGCCCAGCCAAGTTGCGTAGACGTTCATCGCCTTCAGCGCGTTGGTCAAGCGCCGATAGCCGGGGTCGATCCGCAGCACGGCGTCGTGCCGGCGCTGGAGCGCGTCGGCGAAGCGGCGCAGCTCGTCGGTCAACCGCCGCGGCGCAAACCCCAGCGCCGCAACGTCGCCGGGCCGCAGTTGCCGCAAATCCACGCCCGCTTGAGTCGCGTACTTACCCAGCGCGTCGAGCATCCGAGCCAGCTTGAGCCGCGCCGGATCGACGGCCGTCAGCGCGTCGCGGCACTCCTCGGAGTCGAGCATGTCCGCGAAGTCGCGGATGATGTCAGCCACGGGTCGCTGCCGCATGAGCTTCCTCCGGTCCGTTCAATCGCAACAACTCTGCTTCGCAGCATGCCACGTCGCTTGCGAGCCAAGCGATCCGCTCATCCATCGCGTTGAGCTTGACCTCCTCGCGCTCCCAAAACCACTCCCGCTCACCCTCGCCGTCGCGGCGTCTCGACAAACGCTTGCGCATGATGGGTGACGAGCGCTGGACCATGGCTTCCTTCAATCCGCGCCTCACCGCCTGCAGGTGCCGCAGCTCGTCGGCGACCAGACCGCGCCGTTCGGCCCAGTAGCGGATCATCAGCCGGCGCAGCTCGGCCGGGTCCGGCGGCGGCGGCCACTCCGGCCCTTCGTAGCGCGACGACGAGTAGCTCCAACCGTCGTCGAAGACGATGCGGTCGCCCAGGTCGATACCGTTGCCGCCGTGATCCTCGCAAAAGCGCAGGAAGTACTCGCGCCAGTCGAGCCGCCACGAGAGCAGGCCGGCCTCGGCCTCGCGCGAAGTCGCGTGCCGGTTCCGCCGCCCCCTGTCTTGACTCAGCCGACGCTGCTTGCCTTCTGGGTCAAACGGCGTGCGCTTGCTCATCAACCGCCCTCCCCAACGCGTCCATCCAAGCGTCTTCCGGCCGGTCGTAAAACCCCGACAGTTGCCGCGCATCGTCGCCGGAGACGGCAGCGCCGCCGATCTTGAATTCGGACCGGACGATGCGCCAGCCTTTCCCCGGCTTCCAACTCAATCACGCCGGTCCGCAGGCAGAGCGAACCCGGCCGATCAACCACTCACGATCTCGCTCCATCACGGGTCGGTCCTCTCAACCTCGCCGGCGTCCCAGTCCCTGACCTCGAACTCCGGGATGCGGCGCTCGTTGTTGCATTCGATGCCGACGATTTGATCTTCCTTGATGCACTGAAGACGCAGGCCATTGTGCTTGAACGTGAACACGTTGCCCTGCACGAGCACGAGATCGCCGCGCCTGACGTAGCGGCATTGCGCTCCGGCCGACACCACCCAGCCCTTGCGCGCCTCCTCGCCGGCGCGCTCGCCGTCGCGCAGGCTCTCCGGAATCACCACGCCGCCCGGCGACTTGTCCACCGGGATCATCTTGAGGATCACCAGATTGCCCAGCGGCTCGAAGCTTCGGTCGGGCAGCCCGGTGTCGGCCATTCCCACGTCGTTGGTTCGCATCGTTCAGCTCCTGTTGAAATCCAAGGTCACTTCGTCAGCCGCTCGAAACCCAGCGCAATCAGTCCGGCGGTCAGCGCGTTGCCGATCCACCAGCTCACCGCCGCCAACTCTCGGCCACGCTCGTCCGCGACGACCCCCGCGTAGACCATCGCCACGGCGATCCAGACCAGCGCGGCCAGCCAGACCAACTTCCAGAGCGGCACTTGTCTTCCCGTTCCGTTCACGCCCGATCACCTCCCCTCACCGGTTCGACTCCCACGCACCGTGGGCCGCGCCGAGCAGGTCGCTCACCTCTGGTCCGTCGATCACACCCGGCGCGTCCTCGGTCACCGGCTCGACTACCGCGCAACGCACGCACGTGTCGCAGTCCGGCAGCGCCTCGATCCTGCCCTGTGGGATAGCCTGCCCGCACTCGACGCATCTTCGCATCGGACACCTCCTTTTGCCTCTCGCGTTTCCGATGGTCAATCGGTACACATACAGGCTTGCTGCTCCTCTTGGTCGTCCGGAGTTTCAAGAGTCTCTAGATCGGAATACTTCAGTTTGCCACGCCCAAATTGGCAAAGCAAGGGATGCACGTAGTAGGGAGATTGCCGTCCCAGGCATCAAGGATCATCTTTAGCATGTACCCGCTGGTCCTCCCACCGCTAAAAGCGATGCACGAACAGCGCGGGACTCGGTATGGATTTTCAATGTCGGGCATAAACAGGTTCCTACTAATTCTACACCACTCCCGCGTGGGTCCGCACGCCGCGGTGAGTCAGTGCGTGGATCATCAACACGAACGCGTCGCTCTCGTCCGGCGAGCGGCCACCGTAAAACTCTTGAGCCATCTGTTCCTTGGACGGCAGGTAGATGCGCTCGCGGTCATCATACAACTTCGGGATCGGCCGCAAACACTCGGCCAGCCGCGCCCAAAAGCCGCCGTTGCGCTCCGACGGAACCCCGTAGCCGGCGGTCGGCTTGCCTTGCTCGTCGTACCGCGGGTTCATCAACTGGCTTGCGCGGTCGTGCATCTCGGCCCGGCGGTTGACGTAGGACTGCCTCTGCTCTTTGGCGTGCCGCCGGTCTTCAATCAACGTCAATCCGCGCTTGATGTCGAGGCTGACCGTCTCGCCGAATGACACCGCCCGGCAGCGCCAGCCGAGGTCGGTCCTCAAGCGGTCGCAGTGCTCCAATCCGCCGCCGCCCGCGTCGAACACGATCCGCTCGGTCGGCACTCCCCACCGCCTTTGCAAGTCGACGGTGATGCGCGGAATGACCGCCGTGTTCGGCGTCCGCTCGGCCACTCCCTCCAGCACTCCCAGCTCGTCGCCCACCACCCAGGCCGTGTTGGCGCTGCCCTGTCCCGAGTCGATTCCCATCGCCCGCGCCACGCGCTTCTGCCGGCGCTGCTGAAGGTCGAAAGCCGTTTGCCCGGCGTGCTCCAGCCATTCCGGCGGGAACATCAAAACCGAGCTGCCTTCGGGAAACTCGGCCCGGAGCTTGATCTTCTGAAGGTCCGCGTCCCAAATCTTGAGGTACGTCTGCAGGCGCTCCCAGGTCAAGACACCCGGCGTCACGATCCGGCCCGAAGGCACGCGCCCTTCCGCGATCTCGCGCTGCGCCAAGCGCACGTTCGGGGAATCCCAGGCCGTGATTTTGATGACCTTGCGGAGCATTCAAGCCAAATTCCCTTCCTTGATCGCGCGTCGGAAGAAGTTTTGGCACGGGTTGGTGTTGCCGATCCACAGGAAGCGCTTCATCGGCTGCACTGCCTTCCAAGCCTCGTCGTCGAGCGCGGATGCCTCGTCGCCGATCACGCCGTTGAAATCGGCGTAGTGGCCCTGGAGCTTCTCCGGCCGCTCGTAGACCATGCCCTGCGCGTAGTTGAACGGGTTCTTGACCTCGGCCTCGGACGCGCGCCGCAGCTCCATGTGGTTGACCACCAGCGGTCCACCCGTCGACACCATCAACGGCCGGCGCGACGCGCCGATGAACCGGCCCACCTCACCCCACAAGACCTTCAGATGGCGCTCCTCGACCGAAAGCGTCAAGAGCTTGCACGTCAGACCCTTGGCCTCGCAAATCAGGAACGTCGCCAGCGCGACAAACCCGGCCACGTAGTCTTTGCCCATCTCGGTGGCCGCGCCGACCACCGTCTCCCGGTTGTGGCACCAACTCTCGATGATCTCGACTTGATAATCGGTAAACGTCACCCGTGGCCACAGATGCTCTTTCAGCGCCAACATCTCGTCGAGGGAGATCGTCATGAACCGCTCCCGACCTCTTGCCGGCCTGGGGAATCGTCTTCCACCGCTCTCCCCACCTGCTTCTGAGCCTCGACCGCACGCATCAACGCGGCGATCTCGGCGCTGACGTTGTTGACTTGCACCCCCACGTTGACCTCGACCCCGCTCCGCGCTTCCGGATGCTCAACTTCGTGCTGGAACTTGTCCGCGGTCATCAAAGTCTTCGACGCTTGCGCTTCCGCGGCCCGGTCCGGCGGCAGTTCTTTCTCGTTCCCGTCCACGTCGAAATAAGTCCGGCGCTCGTACAAAACCTCGGCGGCTTTCTCGATCACTCGGCGCTTGACCGGCTCCGGTACCTGCCAGCCCCGGCCGTCGTTCCTGATCGCCATCCGGTCCAGACCGGGAAAACGCTGCTCGTCCTGAGCGCGCGGATCGACCGCCTCCCGCCTGACGGCTCCCTCTGGTCTCGTGTCGATCACCCCCAGCAACTGCGCGTCCTCGCGGGCCTTGGAGTATCGCTCCCGCACTCCCTGCCGCTGGTTCCTGCGCTTGCCACTGGGCTTCGACTTCCGCTTGCGAGCCACCGAGCTGCCCTCGACCTTCGTTCGCTGGTTGCCCAGCTCGAAGCCATTCTACGCCGGAGGGAGCATCTTGGCGTTCAATTCCCGAACCTTCAGTCGCTTCTCGGCGATGGCCGCGTAGTCGGGCTCCCGCTCGCAGCCCACGAACCTACGACCGATGTTCTTACACGCCAGCGCCGTCGTGCCCGATCCGGTGAACGGGTCCAAGACCAGCCCGCCTTTCGGACAAACTAGTTTAATCAAATACTCTATCAGCGCGATGGGCTTGACCGTGGGGTGGTTGTTGAACTCGCCGCGCTCCCTAGACTGACATTTGGCCGAGTAGAAAAAGCGCGCCGGCGTACCTTCGTCGTCGTGACCGACCTGTGTCCCACCGTTCCGGCCAAGGCTCCAAGTAGCCTTGGCCGGCCTATCGGGAGTACGCTTACGACTCGGTGGACTCTTGCTCTCGCCGAACCGCGCGAACGCTTCAAGTACTTCGTCCGAGCCGTCATGAACCATGTTGGCGGGCCAGCGGCCGACCGCCGGTCGGCCGGCATACCCAGTCACATTTACTGAAGCCACCGAGGCAGCGCTGTTACCGTCGTTACCGGCTGGCTCGTTGAACCTATCCTCCGTCCCCACTCTGCATTCGCCGATGTTCAATCCGCCCACGCCCCACTTGAGGACGTTCTCAGCCACCGTCCCGTCGAGAAGTTTGCGTGCCACGATGATCGGTTCATACGCGGGCTTCAGCGCTGTGCCCCAGCCTTGCCAAGCGGCGGAGGCAGCAGTAATTGGAACGGGGCCGGCATGCTCGTGGAATCCGCGCTTGACAGCTTCCTGAATCCACGGGTGTGTATCCATCTTCCCGAAGAAGGTTCCGTTGTTAACAACTGTCCTTACTTTTTCACGCTCAGCGCCTAAGTGTTTGTCGATTGCCTTTGACACATCCAGATTTTTCGGGAAGCCCGACCCGTACAACCACATCACGCAGTCCCTGATCTCGAAGCCCGCATCCTCCAGTGCGCAGGCAAGGCGGTGGTACGTCCTCGACCCG